AGCGCTGAGAAATTCGCCAAACAGATTGACCTCAGAGAAAACGCCCGGACCTTTGCGTGGGTCTCGGGCAATTTCATTTTCGGGGACATCGTCGAAGCGTTGGTCTCTGCCCGCGGAGCATACCCGCGAAAGCTCTACATCTGCTCGCTGAGCATCTCGCAGGAAAACATCGACAGCCTCAAAAACGTCATGATTTCCTGCCCGAAGCTGGAACGGCTCGTGCTCATTCTGAGCGGGTATTTCTACAGCCACGAGAAATACGGCCTCGTTTCGTACCTCTACCAGGAACTCGACGACGGCACCGACCGGGTGCAGATTGCCTTCGGCGGCTACCATTGCAAGGTCATCGCCATGGAAACCACCCTCGGGAACACGCTCACAATCCACGGCAGCGCCAACCTCCGCTCCAGCAACAGCATTGAGCAGATCATGGTCGAGCGCGGACGTGACCTCTATGATTTCAACGCCCAGGTGATGGAGGAAATCGCCGGGCGGTTTGGGACGATCAATTACAACGCGCCGCTGACGCAGATTAAGCGCATGGAAGGCCAGGCAGCCTGGGAAGCCATTCAGATTCCCGGCTTCAATCCCTCCGAAAGCGGCGACGAAGGGGAAGGGAGGATGTGACCAATGGCAAGTGGAAGCGCGGCTGGAAGGCGCGGCGAAGGCAAGCGCGGCTTCAAGGCGGCCAGAACCCGCGCCCAGGGACGGCGCGAAGTGGCCAGGGCGAGAGCCTATAGGGCGTGGAACGCGATGTTTTAACGCCCTTAAAATCTGCGAAGGGAGGGGTTGAGGATGCCCCGGCATGACGGAACAGACAACCTCATCCCCGTAACCCAGCGAAGTGAAGAAGAACAAAGGGAAATGAGGTCAAAGGGCGGGAGGGCCTCCGGAGAGGCGCGGAGACGAAAACGCGACACGAAAGCGACCGCGAAAATGGTGCTGGAACTGATCCCGAAGCTGCCGCCCACCACACAAGCATCGCTTCAAAAGATGGGCCTTGACCCGGAGACGCAACCGGACATCCGACTGCTGGCCATGCTGCAGCTGGGGCAAAAGGCCATGAACGGCGACCCGAACGCCATCAAGATGCTTCTGGACTACGGCGGCTATATCGACGCGCGGACGCAGCTGGAGAAAGAGCGCCTCAAGCTGGAGCGCGAGCGCATGATGCTCCAGGCGCAGAATCAGGGACCGGCAGACACGCGCCCCATCATCGACGACGCGCGGCCCGCAGACGGCAACACGCCGTGAACCATCGAAGGGAATGAATAACTGTGAAACCCGACAAGAACAAGCCTGTCAAGGTGGAGATGCTCCCCATTGACGCGCTGATTCCCTATGAGAATAACCCGAGAGACAACGAAGCCGCCGTCGAACCCGTGGCCGCCTCGATCCATGAGTTCGGCTTCAAAAAGCCCATCGTGGTGGACAAGGACATGGTCATACTCGCTGGCCACACCCACGGCCCGAGACTTGCGGACGAAGAAATACACCAACCCGCCGAGAAAGCCCGCCACGCGGCGTTAAAATGCGTTAAAACACAGACGGAGGGCCACATGGGCGAGAGCGTATCAACCTACCGCAATATGGCGCGGAATTTCTGGGACCTGTACGACGACGTGAAAGCCGGAGGCCATACGGAATACTGGCTCAAAGGCGGGCGCGGCTCGTGCAAGTCGTCGGTTATTTCACTGATCGTCGTCATGGGCATCCTCCGCGATCCGGACGCGAACGCCATCATCTACCGGCGCGTGGGCAACACCTGCAAGGACAGCGTATATGCCCAGATTTCGTGGGCCATCGGCGTGCTGAACGTGACGCATCTTTTCAAGTTTGGCAAATCGCCGCTGGAGATCATCTATACGCCGACCGGGCAGCGCATCCTGTTCAGGGGCGCGGACGACCCCATGAAGTCGAAGTCCATCAAGCTCGACCGGGGCTATTTCAAGTACCTCTGGTTTGAGGAGCTCTCCGAGTTCCGAGGCATGGAAGACATCCGAACCATCAAACAGTCGGCCTTCCGCGGCGTTGAGCATGGCGTCACCTTCTATAGCTACAATCCGCCGCGCTCGGCGCAGACGTGGGTGAACGCGGAGGCAATCCGGTCAGACCCCGCGCGGATGGTGCACCACAGCACCTACCTTGAAGTCCCGCCTGACTGGCTGGGACGACAGTTTATCGCGGACGCGGAAGCCCTGAAGGAAACCAACTACCGTGCCTACGAAAACGAATACCTCGGCAACGTGACCGGCACCGGCGGGCAGGTATTCGACAATATCCAGGTGCGCAGGATCACGGACGACGAAATCAAAGAGGCGGGGACGTTTTATAACGGCCTTGACTTCGGATTTGCCAATGACCCGGACGCGCTGACCCGCTGGGCATTCTCCAAGCGGACGCGGATGCTTTATGCCGTCGGCGAATATTACGGCAGCCACACGTTGACGGACACGCTCGCGGAAAAGATCAAGCTGCTGTGCGGACGGGAGGTCGTCTGGAGCGACAGCGAAGACGCGCGGACCATCGAAGAACTGCGCCGGCGGGGCTTGAACACCATCGGCGTGAAAAAGGGGCCTGGCAGCGTGCGCGCGGGTATCAAGTGGCTGCAGAACCTCGCCGGGATCGTCGTGGACCCGGCCAGGACGCCGAACATCGCCCGAGAGTTCAGCGCCTACGAATACATACAGGACAGGTTCGGCAATTTCCTGCCCGACGTGCCCGACCGCGATAACCACACGATAGACTCCGGCAGGTACGCGCTGAACCAGCTGATTCAGCAGAACATGGCCAGAACGAGAAACGACATCATTTGACGGGGGAGGCACAACATGATTATTCGCCCGAGAGAACACCTCATGCAGGACGGTATGCCGCCCTCGGAAATGCTGGGCAGCGTTTTAAGGGAACACGCCGGAGAAGCTATCCGGCTTGGGAAGCTTCGCGATATTTATGAAAACAAGAGCACCATCCTGAAGCGAACGCGCGCGGATGGCCTTCCGAACAATAAGATCGCCCATCCCTACGCCAGGTACATAACGACCATTGCGACGGGCTACCTGATCGGAAACCCGGTCACCTACATGACCGAGAACGATCACGAAACCATGAAGCAGATTCAGGAGATTTTCAGGCGCTACAGCGAAGCCGCTGAGAACGTGCAGCTGGCCCGCGATCAGTCCATCTACGGCAAAGGCGTGGAATACGCCTACGTGGACGAAAGCGCCATGCCTAAGTCGACAACCCTCAGTCCGCTCAACGCCTTCGTGGTATACTCCAATACCTACGATATGGAGCCGCTCTTCGGTGTCTACTACCTGCCCCGGATGAAGGCGAACGGCGACCCGGACGGCTGGCGAATCTGGGTCATGTCCACGACGGCCATCGCCATGTACGAATCGCAGCGCCTGGACGACCTGCCCGCACCGATGACAGTCGAGCCGCACTACTTCGGAGGCGTCCCGCTCGTTGAATACTGGAACGACGAAAACGAGAACGGCGACTTCGAGTGCGTGCTGCCTCTGCTCGACGCCTACGATAAACTCCAGTCCGACCGCGTAAACGACAAGGAACAGTTTGTCGACCGCCTGTTGGTGTTGACCGGCGTCATCCTCGAAGAGGATGAAAAGGGCAGGAAGCCCATGCAGCAGCTCCGCGAAGATCACGCGCTCCAGCTTCCCGACAGCCAGTCGAAAGCGGAATATCTGACCAGCGAGATGAATGAGACCGACGTGGAAGTGCTCCGGAAATCGCTGCTTGAGGACATCCACAAGCTGACGCTGGTGCCCGACATGTCAGATGCCAAATTCGCCTCCAACGCCTCCGGCGTGGCCATGCGCTACAAACTGCTGGGCTTCGAGCAGCTGACGCGGACGAAAGAGCGCTGGTTCACCGAGGGGCTGCGCTCCCGGCTCAAGCTGTTCATTCACTTCCTGGGCGTCAAGGGATTCCCCGTGCTGGATGTGGCCGACATCAAGATCACGTTCACCCACGCGCTCCCGGCCAACCTTCAGGAAAACGCCCAGACGGTCCAGAACGCGACGACCGCCCGCGCCGTCTCCCTGGAGACCGCCGTCCGCATGCTGCATGAAGGCAGCGGGTGGACCGACGCCGACGTCAAACTCGAGGTTGAGCGTATCCGCGTGGAGCAGGGCGTCAATCTGGAGCCGCCCATTGACCCGGCACTCGGCGACAACGAAGGCAACCCGCCCGCCGGCGATCAGGGCGAAAACGACAGCGAAGAAGAGATCGGTGAGGACGAATGACGCCCAACCAGATGCAGGATCACGCCGACGCGATGCGCGATCTCTATGCCCGCGCCGAAGAGACCATGCTCAGAAAGATGGCCCGGCGCGTCACCAACGGCTTCAGCCCCACCAACGTCAACGGATGGGCGGAACGAAAGTACCGTGAAGTGGATCGGATGCGGCGGGAACTAGCAGAAGAAGTGCGCAGCCTGAACGACCAATCCGCCATGATGCGCGAAGCCATGCTGAACGAAGCCTACGAGAGCGGGATGGACAGCTTCGAGCAGGAGCTCATCTCCCTGGGCCGCGTTCAGCAGGTCATCCCAAAGAGCCGCTATAACGCGGTGTCGTCGCTGGTGTCGGAGATGGACCGTAAATTCGACGCGCTCCATTCGCAGATCCTGCGTACCACAGAGGATGAGTACCGGCACATCATCGGCAGCGCCGTCTCCCTCCAGGCGACCGGCGTCACCACCACCCACGAAAGCATCAAAAAGGCGCTGGAGGATTTCGCCGACAAGGGCATCACATCCTTCACCGACAGGGCAGGCCGGAACTGGAACATGGACACATACGCGGAGATGGCCGTCCGGACCGGCATGATGCGGGCCGCCGTGCAGGGCTACACCGACGACGCGCTCGATCACGACGAACACCTGGTGATCGTCTCCGATCATCAGGACACCTGCCCGATCTGCGAAAAGTGGGAGCGCCGGGTGCTGGCGCTGGATGAGCTCGGCAGGCGGCAGCCTGACTGCGAGGGCACGCTGGATGAAGCGGAGGCCGCCGGCCTCTTCCACCCGAACTGCCTGCACTCCGTGACCGTGTATGTCCCCGGTCTGACGATCAAGGCCGGCAGTAAGGCCCGGCAGGGCTACACCCGCCAGATGAACGCGGAGGGCTACGCCAACCGGCAGAATCAGCGGTACATGGAACGGATGGTTCGCCGCTGGAAGCGCCGTCAGGCCGTCGCCACGACGCCCGAGGATGAACGGCTGGCAAAGGCCTACGTGGACAAGTGGCAGCAGAAGCTCCGCGATCTGACCGACGACACCGATCTGCCGAGGCTGTACAGGCGCGAGGGCGGACGGCAGAAGCTGAGCGAAGCGGCGAAGAAACTGAAACCCTTGAAAATCGCCGATGATGGCGGTATAATAGATCCGAACACACCACCTCATAATTCCAAGTTCAGGTGGCAAAAGCAGAATGAACACATCAACGGAACACCCGAGTTTAGCAGGAGGGTTATGCGGGCCGCCGCATCAGGGAAACCACTACCATCTGTGTTTTATGAGGACGTTGATGTAGAATCTCTGGTGACGCCAGAGATAGACAAACACCTCACATACCACACTAAGAACGGCGACTCCCAATACTTTAGCGCAGGAAAGCCAATCGGACGAGCTTATTCCAAAGAAAAGGGTTATGTTGAAACGGAGCGCGTCTGCATAAGGTTCAGTAAGGACGGCTGGCACGCCTACCCGGTGGAACAGAGGAAGTGAAACGATTGAATGATATTCCAAACGGCATGACTATGGAAGAATACATTGCCGCGCTTATGCACGGAGACATTACCGTTGAACTCAACGAAAGTGCCTCCACCGCCTACGACTTGATGGATGCCACCTTCAGGGCGAACAACTATGCGCGAATCACCCTCATCGACGGAAAGGAATATACCGGCTACGTTCTCGAAGAAACATGGATATCCGAAAACCCGGACGACGACAATTCACCGGACGAACATGGCCTATTGTTTCAGCTGAAGGATGGAGGCTACATAGAATTCATGGACACTGAAATCGTCGCTTTTCAAATCGTCGGTCCGAGATAACCACCACACCGCCGCAAGGCGGTTTTTTTATGCAAAGAGCCCGCCACGCTGAGCCCCGGGACGCCGGGTGACGCGAACCACGGCGGGACTTTTATCCTTGCAAAGGACATATATGTCCCTGGCAAAAGCATCCGCCCGGCGGGAGGGACGAAAGGAGAATCACATGGGCTACTACGACCGAACTGACGCGACGTGCGTCGTGAGCGTCCTTGGCACCGATTACAGGATATTCATCGACGTTCCTGAATCGGAAGACGCGGTCCTTAAGGAATGCGCCGGATACTGCGACAAGACCTCCCACCGCATCGCCGTCTGTGCGAAAGAGCCGAACGCGAACCTGGACGACTACACCCAATATCAAAAGCAGACCCTCCGGCATGAGATCACACACGCCTTTCTGTTTGAATCGGGGCTGGGCGGCGACGCGATATGGTATGTCCATGGGCAGGAGCATCCGGAACAGCTCGTGGACTGGATCGCCCGCCAGTTTCCAAAGATGCTGAAGGCGTTCCAGGACGCCGGCGCGCTGTAGAACAGGAAGGGAGATGAGCCCATGCGCATCATGTTTGAATTTGAAGCTGAGGCCAAGGAACTCCCCGCCATCGCGGACACGCTGGAGCGGAGCCTCGATCGACTGGGGAGTGATGCGTCAGCATGCGACAGCATGCAAAAGGATGCGTGCGCATCCCCGATGACGCCGGATGAATTCTCGCTGCGGATGAAGAGCCTTCTGCGCTCCGGCGCGGATATCGAGGTCCGGCACCTGGAGGCGGACCACCTGCTCTGCGAAGCGCTGAGGCGCCTCGGCTACGGCGAAGGCGTGTCCACCTTCGAGGAGATGGACAAGTGGTATAACTAAAGTGCCACTCCCCCACCGACACGAAAAAGGAGATGATGAACATGATCCAGATCACCGAATCCACCGCGAACACCATCGTGAAACTGCTGACCGATGTGGAGGCTGTAGATTCCTACGCCCACTGCTCGGACAAATTCTTCCGGAATCATTTCCGGGACGCGCTGCTGGGCCACAACGCCAGCGCGGCGCGAAAAGAAATCGAGGACGCGCTGAAAGAGGCCGATGGCAGGAAGGAAGCCGCTCCCCCCGCGTCCGTCACGCCCACCGCGAAAACGGCGAAGGCAAAACCGACGAAAGAAGAGTGATTGTCGGGACACACCGCCCCGATTATCATAGGCCGGAAAACCACCGGCCCCACACAGCCACACCGGAATAATTCCAGGCGTGGCTTTTCTTATGCCATCTTTGGACGCTGGGAGGATGGCAGCGATCCCCCGGCCAGCGGCAAATAAAGCCGACCCTTGGCTATAAACAGGAGGTGCCCACATGAACACTTCGACCTTCAACCCCTGGCAGATGAATCTCCAACTGTTCGCCGAACCGACCGCTGATGGCCAGCAGCCGACCGGCCAGCAGGACCCTCAGACCACCAACCCGACCGACCCCAACGCCAATGAGCCGAACAACGCCCAACCCACCGGCCAGCAGGCCAATCAGCAGCAGATGAACCAGCCGGGCGGCCAGCAGGGCAGCAACGCCCAGCAGAACGGCGGCGAGCGCACCTTCTCCCAGGCCGAGCTCGACCGCATCGTGGCCGACCGCCTCGCCCGCCAGCAGCGCTCCTTCCAGCAGCAGCTGGAGACCGCCCGCCAGGAGGGCCGCACCGAGGCTGAGCGTCTCGCGCAGATGTCCGCTGAAGAGCGCGCCCGACACGAGCAGGAAGAAGCCCAGCGCCAGGCGCAGACCCGCGAACAGGCACTCGCCCAGCGCGAAGCTGACATCTCCCGCCGTGAACTGCGGGCGCAGGCCATCGACACGCTCGTGACCCGTGGCCTTCCCCGCGAGCTGGAGAGCATTCTGATCTATTCCAGCGCCGACGCCTGCAACGCCTCCATTGCGAACGTTGAAAAGGTGTTCCGCGCCGCCGTGCAGCAGAGCGTCGATGAACGGCTCCGGCAGTCTGGCGTCAACCTGCCCGCCCCGGGCGGCCAGCCGGACTATTCCAACATGAGCGACGCAGACTACTACGCGCTCAGGTACAAAAACAAGTAAATCCCCCAGATGACCATAAGCGGGGGGAAGAAAAGGAGAGATGATTTATGGCGAACGTTTTCCTGACTCTGCAGACCATCGCCCGTGAGGCGCTGCCCCGTCTGATCGAGAATCTGGTGTTCCCGAACCTGGTGCACCGCGATTTCTCGGACACCTTCTCCGACCTCGGCGACACCATCCGCGTGCGTAAGCCCGTTGTGCTGGAGGCGCAGGAGTTCGATGCCTCCCAGGGCGTCAGCTACCAGGACATGAAGGAAGGCTCCGTCGAAGTGACCCTCGACAAGATCGCCACCGTCGACGCGAAGGCCTCCGCGATTGAGACCGCCGTCAACATCGGCGACCTGAACCGTGTGTTCATCGAGCCCGCCGCCGTGGCCCTGGCTGAGAAGATCAACGCCGACGGCCTGTCCCTGTACAAGGACATCTTCAACGCCGTCGACTGCTCCAGCAAGAATCTGGCCGCGCTGGCCGCCGTCCGCAAGGCGATGAACATCGCGAAGATTCCCACCGCTGGCCGCGTGGCCGTGTGGGACCCCGAAGCCGACGCTGCCTTCACCACGATTGACGCTATCGTCCACGCGGAGAAGTCTGGCACCACCCAGGCGCTGCGTGAAGGCTCCATTGGCCGCATCTTCGGCCTGGACAACTACATGGCGCAGGGCGTCAAGAGCCATGTCACCGGCATCACCGCCGCGACCGCCGTGAAGGTCAACGGCGCGGTGACCGCCGGCGCGACCCAGCTGGCTATTGATGGCTCCAGCCTGACCGGCAAGCTTGTCAAGGGCGACATCCTGATCATCGCGGGCAAGTCCTACGTGGTCACCGAGGACACCGCCGCTGCGGCGACCAATGCGATCGCCACCGTGAAGGTCTCTCCGGCGCTGCCCTCCATCGCGGACAACACCGATGTGACCCTGGCTGGCAGCTTCACTGCCAACCTGGCCTTCAACCGGATGGCGTTCGCCTATGTCACCCGTCCGCTCATCAACCCCGACGGTCAGGGTGTCCAGTCCTATGTCACCTCTTACAACGGCATCAGCCTGCGCGTGACCAAGGGCTATGATCAGAAGTACAAGCAGAGCACCTACTCCATGGACGTGCTCTACGGCTACAAGACGATCTATCCCGAGCTGGCCGTGCTGGCGATGGGCTGATCGCCCCGTTGCGCGAAAAGACGGGAAGCGTGATAAAGCATCGCGCTTCCCGCAGCGGAATGAGGTAACGCTATGATAAACATCGACAAGGAAGATGCCATCGCGCATCGGCTCAGAGCCTATATCCTGCCCAGGAAGCCCGTCACGGCAGATCAGGTCGAAGCATTTGATCTGGCCGTGGAGGCGCAGATGGATTATGAGGCGGAAAGCGGCATCGACGGCATCCCCGGCGCCGTGAATGACTTCACCATCGGTGACTTCAAGGCCACGCTGACCGAAGACGCCCGCTACCCCGCCTATACCCGGCAGACGATCAGCCCTGTGGCATGGAGCATCCTGCGAAATGCTGGCCTGATCGCCTATTCCCTACCGACCGCGCGAAAGCCGTAGAGGGGAGGCGGAATGGACTATGCTTACGCCAGCATTCGCCATGCGCCAGACCTGTACGGTCAGGCGGTGGAAGGAACGCGGGATCTCCACCGATGTCTACGAAGCGCCTGTCGAGGTGAAATGCCGAATCAGCATGGGGCGAAAGCTCGTGAAGGAAAGCTCCAACTACGGCTCGACGGAAGTCGTCGCCGACGGGACGCTCTACATGCCCGCCGGTACGCAGATCAAGCCAAAGGACGTCGTGCTCTTCGGCGGCCTGGAGTATCGCGTCATTATGAGTCAGCCCCGCTACGACTTCACCGGCGCGGAAAACCACGTCGAAGTTACCGTGGGAAGGGCGTGATGCAGGAATGAGCGTAAAGGCCAGGTGGGACGATTCTCAGGCTCGCGCCACCGTCGCCGATGCAGGGGAACGTGGGGTTCGCGACTGCTGTCAGTTTTTGCTCGACGAGAGCCGGAAGCAGGTCCCCCTGGATACCGGCGCGCTCTCCCGCAGCGGCGCTGTGGATACGCACGGCCTGCAGGGCACCGTATCCTACGACACCCCCTACGCCGTCAAGTGGCACGAGACCCCGGCGAACTTCCAGCACGGCAGGAAATGCAAGTACCTAGAAGACCCATGCAACGATCCCGCCATCAAGGCGCGGATGATGCAGTACCTCAAAACCATCAACCTTTAGGAGGCAGCACATGGAGCTGACCGAACACATCGCCCAGTTTCTCCGGGACAACGACTTTGAAGGCGCGACCAGCGGACAGATGCCGCCCGACCCGGATCGAATCGCCACGGCCTACGCCACCGGCGTGCGGAACCCCGGAGACCCGGATGGCTCCAGATTTCAGGTGATCGTGCGCAGCGAGCGCGACAACGACACCGCCATGGGCGACGCGCTCCGGGTGATCGAGCTGCTGGACGAATTCGAGGGCATTCTGACCATCGATTCGCCCTACTTCCAGCGGATCACCGTCGAAGGCGGCGCGGCCAATCTGGGCGCGGACGGGAACGGCCGAATCTCCTATTCGATCAATTTCCGCGCCTGGTACTGCTGACCGACACCCCCCAACCCATCAAGAAAGGATGTGTAACCTATGAGAAAGAACGGTTGCCCGACCAATGTCCGGAATTGGCAGGTCGATGTCCTGTCCCGCGCGTCCAGCCGGACGAATCCCTCTTGGATTCGCATCAAGGGCGTGAACAGCATCAGCCAGGGCATCAGCGGCGATACCGAGGATGGCTCCGGCTCCGACTCCCTGTGGGGCGAGCCGTATGTCACCAAGCGCAACGGCACGCTGAACATCGAGGCCCGTCCCGTCGTGGACGCCGTCACCGGCGAACAGGACCCCGGCCAGGCCGAACTCGATTACTACGCCACCCAGGGCGGCTGCGACGGCGACTGCACCCTGCGCATCGCCGATCCCTATGGCCGCTGCCAGATCGTGGATGTGGTCATCACCGACAGCAACAAGGACGCCAATGACACCGAGGAGAGCCGCACGTGGAACACCTCCATCGTCGGCGAGCCGGAGGATGTCCCCTACGTCCAGGTGTCCAGCCTGACCGTCAAGGTCGGCGAAGGCACCCCCAGCGATTCCCCGAGCGCCAGCCTCACCGTCGGCGGCACTCAGGCGTGCACCGTCGCGTTTGTGCCCACCGGCGCGAGCAACCAGAAGTACAGCGTCGCCAGCGCGGACACCACCAAGGTGCGCGTGAAGAATATCGACGGCCTGTCCTTCGACCTGGAGGGCGTTGCGGCGACCACCTCCGCGGTTAACGTGATCGTGAAGTCGATGAACAACGCCAAGACCGCCACCATCGCCGTCACCGTGACGGCCTCGTAAGGATGGCCTGAACCTGACCCACCGCCCCTGCCGCCAGATTTGGCCGACAGGGGCGCGCTTTATCAACAAGGAGGCATTCCAAGGTGAGTAATAAATTCAAGGATTTCGATGCCATGTTTGCCGAGATGAACCGGGAGACGATCCCGTTCAAAATCTTCGGAAAGACCTATGAAATCTATAAGGAAATCCCCGCCTCGCTGGTGCTGGAGCTCGCCCGCCATGAACAGGATGAGGACCTGGGTACGGCGTTCCTTTTGAAGGCCGGCCGCGCCATCTTCGGCGACGCGATGCTGGATGAGATCTGCTCGAATCCTTCATTCTCCGCCTCGCAGCTGGGCACCCTGATCCGCTGGGCATTCCAGGAGATCAACGGAAATGGCGAAAACGCGGGCGACGGCGAAGAGATCACCGAGGATGATACCGGCGCGCAGCAGGCAAAAAACTGAATCTGCTGGCCGTGTGGGGCTATGTGGAATCGGACTTCCGGCGCGATTATGGAATACGCCTGACCGAATCCCTGCCACACATGAGCTGGCGTGAATTTCGAGTATTACTGGACGGCCTGTCGCCATACGGCGCCGTCGCCGCCCATTATAAAGATGCCATGAAGGCCCAGCGCGAAGAGGAAGCGAAGAACGGCGACGGACCGCCGCCCGACGCGATCGCGTTCTGGAACCGAATGGCCAGCTTTACCCCGAATACCAACTGACACCCGCAGGCCGGGAGGTGAGAATAGATGGCCTTGAAAGTCGGCGAGCTTTTCGCCACAATGAACCTCAAAGACGAAGGATTTCAGAAGGGGTTGGACGATGCCTCCAAGCAACTGAACAACACCTCCGGCTCCGTTATGAAGGGGCTTGCGAAATTCAAGCTTCTGGAAGCGGGGTTGAGCGCGCTCGGCAAGGGCCTTACCGCCTCCATCAACGCGGGCAAGGCATTCGAGACGTCCATGTCACAGCTTGCCGCCACGATGGGCACCACCGTCGATCAGATCGGCAATCTGGAAGCCAAGGCGCGCGAGATGGGCGCATCCACCAAATACACCGCCAGTCAAGCTGCCGAGGGCCTGAACATCCTCGCCCAGGCGGGCCTGACTGCCTCTCAGCAGATCGCCAGTATCGATACGGTTCTGGACCTTGCCTCCGCGGGCGCCATGGACATGGCCACGTCCGCCGGCTACATCGCCACGGCGGTAAAGGGCTGGAGAGACAGCTTCGACAACTCCGCGAAGTACGCCGACATCATGGCGAAGGGCGCGACGATGGCGAACACGTCGGTCTCCCAGCTGGGAGAGGCGATGTCCGGCATCGCTGCCACGGCGAACCAGTATAACCAGGGCGTCGAATCGACAGCCGTGGCCATGCTGCGCCTGGCAGAGCAGGGCATTGTCGGTTCTGAGGCAGCTACCGGTCTGCAGCGCGTGCTTATTGAACTATATAGTTCCGCATCCAACAAAAAAGCTCTCGAAGAGCTTGGCGTTACTGTTTACGAAACGTCTGGCGAAGCAAGAGACCTGAATGATGTCATCAAAGACCTCCAGGCGGCTCTGTCAAAGCTCAGCGCAGAGGAAAGAAACCAGAAGATCTCGGCGATGTTTGGCGCTAGAGGCTTGCGTATCTTCAACGCCATGGCCGCCACGAGCGAAGAGACTCTCACCGGCTTCTGGGAAGGCATCAGTGAGGCCTCCGGCTCCGCAGCTGAACAGGCGGCGACGCAGATTGACAACCTGGAAGGCGACATCGCCATCCTTGAATCCGCCGTCGAGGGCCTGCAGATTTCGGTCTATAAGTCCATGAATGGCATGCTCCGGACCACCGTGAAGGCCGCCACCGGCATTGTGGACGCCATCCACAAAGCCTACGATGAAGGCTTCACCCCGGAGAACGTCTCCGGCATCGTGGGGCAGGTCTCCGACCTGGTAGAGCAGGTCGCCAGCGGGATCGCCTCGAAGCTGCCTTCCATCGTCAAGGGACTTGTCATCTCTATTCCCCAGCTGATCAAGGGCGCGGGGAATATTGCCATCTCCCTGAGCGATGCGCTCTTCGAGGCCATCGAAGAGGCCATCGGCGGCCTCGGGGCCATGCTCCCCCAGCTGGCCCCGATCCTCATTTCCTCGCTCTCCGGGCTGATGATTTCCGTGGGGCGCGGCCTCGCCGGGATTTTTGATACCGTCATCGGCGGCATCGCCTCCGGCCTCGGCTCCGATGAAATCGGCACCAACCTGCAGCAGATGCTGGACAAGGTGCTGGGCACCACCAACGGCACCATCACGGCCCAGATCGGCATCAATGCTGAGGTCGACACCCAGCAGGCTGAGGAAGAGATCACGCCAAAGGTCACGGACGCCCTCACCGGCATCTTCGACGGCGTGAAAGAGACCCTGACCAACGGCATCCTGAAGGACGACGCAGAGGCCACCGCCGCCGCGTCCGAGGCTGTTCAGGCGCAGATCGGCGAGCTCGCCTCCAACATCTCCACGTGGGAAGAGGCGAAAATCGCGGCCATCAAGGCCAGCGGCCTCGACGACGGCGAAATCGCCAATGAGATCGCCGCCGTGCAGGAACAGGCCAACGCCATGCGCGAATCCCTGGACGGCGCGCAGACCGCCGCCGGCGAATGGCTGGAGACCTACTCCGAGGCCCCGACAAAGGTCGTCAAGGATCACATGGGCGAACTCGACGAAGTCGTCTCCAGCGTCTCCGAGGTTGAGACGCAGATCGGCTCCCTGATGGACAGCCTCGCCACGGAAACCACGGTCGACGAACCGGAGAAGTCCGTCGGCCAGCAGATCGTCGAAGACGTGATCGGCACCGTGGACGCGGAAGCCGTGAACGGCGCCTTCGGCGGCCTGGGCGAACTCATGGTCACCGCCATCAATACCGGAATCAGCAGCGCCATCGAGACGGTCAGCAGTCAGGACTTTGCGGAGAACCTTTCCGCTGTCGGCACGGCGATCATCAAAGGCATTGTCAGCGCTATCGCGGGCGTGGAAAACGCCGCCGCTGACATTCTCGGGAAAATCACGGGGGTCATCAACACGGCCCTGTCCGATGAGGGGCTGGCGGGGATGCTCACCACCGCTGATACCGTGGCCGGCAACATCCTCGACGCGATCAACACCGGCATCACCACCCTGAGCGGAACCGCCACCAGCCTGACGACGGCGGTGGTTGAATTGATCCTGACCGGCATCAAGAAGATCACCAGCAACTCCTTCACCGGGAAGCTGGGCACGCTGGCGACGACGATCCTGACCGGCATCGGCAACGCCGTCAAGAACAGCGCCCTCGGCGCGGCACAAGTTGTGAACGCCATCAAGGGCGCGATCCAAGGCGCGCTCACCCCGGCGAACATCAAGAATGCCATCGGGAACGTGGCCACCTTGGGCGCTGACATCATCGGGGCCATTGGAACAGCCATCTCCGGCGCTGCGAACGGGGCAACCAGTCTCGTCGAAGCTGTCGAGGGTATTTTCTCCACGATCATGACCGAAGAAAACCTAACCGCCTACACGGAAGCCTTGCGCGGGCTCGGCGGCAAACTCGTCGGAGCGCTCGCGGAGGCCCTTGGAACCGTGAAGGACGACGCCGGAGGCCTTGGGAGCGCCATCATCGAGGCAATCGGAAAAGGTATACAAGGAGCTTTCAACGGCGGCGCGGCCATTTTGGGCGCCTTGACCGGCGTGCTCAAAGACGCCCTGAGCGAGGGCAAAATCAAGTCTATCCTGACAAACCTCGGGGACCTCGGCACCCAGATCCTGAATGCCATTGGCGAGGGAATAAGGAGCGCGGCAGACGGCGCAATCAACTTCATTGGCGCAATCGGCGAAATGCTGAAGACCGCCTTCGGCGGGGAAGAGGGCGAAGGCCTGTTGGAGAGCCTTGACCTATCCGGTATTGGCGACACGCTGATCAAAGCCATTGTGACGGCGATAACCAAGATCGGTGAAAAAGCCGGCGAGATCGCGAAAGCCCTTGGTGCTGCAATCGGCGGCGTCGATTGGGCCGATGCGGGCGCGGACCTTGGCTCGCTCGCTCAGAATCTGCTCACTTCGTTGACTACGAGCATTGCTGGTGAAGACGCAAACTTCGAGGCGATCATGACTGCGATCGGACAAGGCCTCGGCAAGGCCGCTAAAGCGCTGGTCGATTTCGGAAAAGGCCTTGCAGGCAAACTGGTTGAGGGTGTTCTTGACCCCGCTACCTGGGCTTCGCTCGGCAAAGCCATATTCGCGATCTTCAAGAGCATTTTCGCCGGAGCGTATGCGTTCCTTGAAGAGGTCCACGATGAAATCGTCGGGGAATTCGATATCGCGTCGATAACGGATGCGTTTACATCCGATGACCAGCTGGAGGCCGAGAGGTCTGTTGACCTCATGCTGACAGCAGGTAAAATCAACGTAGAGAATCTGCTTTCAGGCTACACACAAGCCATTGAGGAAGGGCTATCCGAAGGCGCAACCGAATCACAAAAATCAGCCGCCGCAAAAGCAACTCTTTTCATCAATGAGATGCTGTCAAACGGAATCATCGAGAAGGCTGAAGATGGCTCCTATGCAGTAACAGCGGCCTACAAAAGTCTCGTTGAGAACGGGCTAGAAGCCGTAGGAAGCTCCGACTTCCCAATGACGCAGACGCTGGCAGAAGGGCTGATTGATGCGTTTGTTTCAAACCTGTCATCTGATTCACCCGAAGCCGCTGCGAATGCCGCGAATTCTTTGAAGGATCTTATTGACCAGGGCATTGCGTTAGCGAGTGAAGACGAGAACGGCAACGTTTCCTACACCCTCAATCCAGAGTTCGGATTCACGGATGACGATGGATCGCTTGACGCCGCGTATGAAGCTGTGTACACCGCCTTGCAGGAGCACATCGACAAGACCGCCTCTGAAACTGTTCAGGAAGTCAGCGTTCCGGTTTCTCCGGAAGTAACGGTCGAGGAAGTCGATACCGGCACCGACAGCGACCTGAAAAAGTCCGTTGACGCCGAGCTCGCGGCGCAGACCATGTCTGCCGTGGTCAATGTATCCGCAACGGTGAACGTCACCGTCAGCGACAGCAACGCACTCGATGTAGGAACGGCGCTGGGCAATGATATCGGCACCGGCATGACGGCAGCCATCGAGGCAGCAGCTGATGGCGTCGCCGACGCGGCGTCCAATCTGGCCACGCAGGCGAAGAAATCCATCAACGGGCTTTATAGCAAAGCATACCTTTCCGGCCAGAGCTTCAGCCGTGGCTTCATCAACGGCATGAGCTCTCTGCGTGATTCGGTCATCTCGACTGCCAGTCAGCTGGCAACGAAGGCCATAGACGCGCTGAAAAAGGGCATCAAACAGGGCTCCCCGTCAAAGTTGACCACGGAATCCGGTAACTATTTCGGCGAAGGCTTCGCGCTTGGCATTGCCAATCAGATCCAGGCGGCAACCGACACCGCTCGCCAGCTGGCACAATCGGCAGTCGCGGCAACCACCGTTCGACGTTTCAACGTCGGCCCGGCTTCCGTTGCAGCCGCAGAGGCCGGCCCCTCTTACATGCCCATCGACTACGACCGGCTCGCCGATGCGATGAATGAACGCCAGCAGATACTGAGTCTGGATGGCAAAACCGTAGCGGATATTCAGGCGCGTCAAAACGCGAGGGCGTCCAGCCGGCGGAACAAGAGCATCGAACTGGGCTACTACGGAACAACGAGGAGGCGCTGAGCATGCCGCGTATCAACAGATCATGGTTTGAATTTCGGGGGATCAGCTCAGCGCTGTATGACATCCGGGTCATGGACCCGGATGTCTTTTATATGCCCGCTGAGCGCGTGAATTCTTTCGTGGCAGCGGGTCGATCCGGCGTAATCCAGCGCAGCGAACACGCCTATGAAGCATTCGACATCACCCGCACTATCCGCGTACCGGCATCGCAGCTCAATAACGTCTCATCATGGCTGACCGGCAGCGGGAAGCTGCGCTTTTCCTACTCCCCCGCCTACGCCTATGATGCGTGGGTGAACGCGCAGAACCGAAACGGCAGGCCACTTGAATTCAAGCGCGTATCCCATGGAGAGGATCCCCTTTTCGAGGGAACGGTCGTATTCACCTGCCAGCCTTACCGCTACCTGTACCCGGCTCCCCCTTCCGTTGAGTTCACAGAATCCGGCGCGATCCTGAGAAACCCCGGCAACACCTACTCGCAGCCGCGCGTGACCATTTACGGCAGGGGCGAATTTAAGATCACCATCGGCGAACAGGTCATGGAGTTTGGCAACGTCGTGGACGGCATCATCGTCGACACGGCGCTCGGCGACGCGCTGACCCTGGATGGCAAGGCACTTGCCAACAACTGGATCATGGACAGCGAGCTGTGGGAAATCGAACCCGGCGAAAACGCCGTAACCTGGGAGGTCTACAACGAAGAGCCGGACGAAGAAGAACCTGAGGCAACAGGTGATGGCGAAACGGCCTCCGAAACGACCGGCGATAACAACGAAGGCAGCGATGAAAGCGGCGACGAAACCATCGCTGAAGAGACCGAACCCGCGAACGCCGTAACGAAGGTAATCATCGAACCGCGATGGAGGTATCAGTGATGATCAGGATTTACTCGCCGGATTGCATGGACTTTTCCACCAATGGCCTGGCCACTTTGATGCCGACCGAATGCACGATTGAGGAATACGCAGCCGGCCTGTACGAACTGACACTGGAACATCCCATCGACGACAACGGACGATGGACCCTGATCGAGCCAGGCCGCATCATCAAGGCGCCCGCGCCCAAACGCGAGTCTCCCCTCTATGAATCCGAGGCCTATTCAGACACGGAATCTGAAACGGTCACGGTGGACCGCTGGATTTACAAGGTCAACACCGTGTCCAGCAAACTGAACATGCGCTCTGGCCCCGGGACGAACTACACGATCCTCGGCGCGTACAATAAGGGCACAGAGGTCGTGGGCCTGGATCGCAGCGATCATTGGACGGGCGACTGGCTGCTCGTCTCCGTCCTCAACGGCGGCGCAGTCGGCTGGATGTCACTTCAATACCTCGCCTTCTCGCGGATCATCACGGAGGTGATTTCCACCACCCAGCCCGTGACGCGCGACGCCGTTTCCATACAGCCGAGCCGCGATCAGCTTTTTCGAATCTATTCCGTCGAAGTGGACAGCCTGCGCGGCCTGGTGACGGCGAAGGCAAACCACATCTTCTATGATCTCGCGGGGAACCTGCTGAATGGCACCTTCGAGCCCCAGGGCGCGAAGGCATCCACATTTGTCGGACAGATGGCCCAGAATCTTCTCAACCCGAATAACTTCGTTTTTTACACCCCCAATCTCAACGGCAGCATTTCCGGCGTTTACTCGTACCGCTCCCCCGTCGATATCCTGCTGGACCCCGATGATGGCATTGCCTGTCAAACCGGCGCGGTCGTCGTTCGGGACAATTTCGACGTTTTTCTGCTGCCAGACGAACAGCGCGACATGGGCGTGATTGTTCGAAGAAAGAAAAACCTGATCGGCGTAGTCACCACGATGGACGCCTCGGACGTCGTGACACGCATCATCCCCATTGGCAAAGACGGCGACGGGAACGACCTGCTTCTGGATGGCCAGATCTATATCGATTCTCCTCTCATTGATGATTATCCATTTATCCGCGCCGCCTGCATCGAATACGACGTGCGCGTGGTGGACAGCGACCCCAACTGGGAGACGACCTTCCCCACCGTCGCCGCAGCCCGCGAAAAGATGCGGGCATTGGCTCAGACCGAGTTCGAGGTCAACGGCGTCGATAAAGCGGCGTACGAGATGGACGTGGACTTCGTCATGATGGACAGCGCAGATGAATCACAGGAATACGCATCCCTCCAGGCCGTCCATCTCTATGATACAGCAACCATCATCGATGAGATGATCGGTATCAAGACGAAGCTGCGAATGGTTGGATACACATGGGACGCGCTGACACTCCAGTACAAAAGCGCCAAACTTGGCAGCGCCGCCGATCTGCGGCAGACGGCCTATAAACAGCGGATGCTGTAGGAGGTGAGAAACGGATGAATCCTTTTTTGCAGTCGTATGACCAGGACCTCACGAAGCCGATCAAGAAGCGGTATGGCAAAACCCTCATGTTTACCGGCGACGATCTGGCCGACAGGATCGGAGTGCGCCTCTATTTGGACGGGGTGCCGGTATCGCTGAATGGATCTGTCGTCGGCAGTGTCACCCGTAACGACGGAAACATCGTCCCGCTGACCAATGGAACGATCAGCGGAAATGAGGTATCAGTCACCATGACTGAGGCATGCTTCATGGTTCCCGGCCCCATTGAATTATTCGTGCGAGTCACAAGCGGCGATACCACCATGACGATCCTGGACGCCGTCTTTATGGTTGCGAGTCAGGAAGGCGAAGCAATCGACCCCACCGGCGAGATCACCCTCGACATCACCCACCTGCTCAACGCCATCGACGACGCCGTCGCATCTGTGCCCAGCAGCTATACCGATCTGCTGGCCGCCGTCGCCCCCACGTTCAGTGATGCGGCGGAATACAAATCCGGAAGATTTGTGTGGTACAACGGCGCGCTCTGGCGCTTCATCTCGGATCATGAACCGGGCCCATGGTCGGCTGCCGATGTCAAATCCGTGACCATCTTCGGCCCTGTTGAGGACACCCACCAAATCCTGTCCGAGACCACCGCCGCGACCCGCAATCTGTGGCAGAACGGCGATTTCGCCGTCACAGACACGTCGACCGGCTTTGCTCAGTTCCTTCTGCGCAAGCCGCTCCCGGCGGGCACCTACATCCTGTCCGGCATCGCGGAGACGGACAACACGGGCGGTGTCTGCCGTTTCCGCTTCTCCACGTCCACAGACCCGGCGGCACTGCCTGCCGCCAGCTTCAAAGGCGACGCCGACCTCCCGGCCACCAGCGCACGAGAGAACGTCGCATTTACTTTGACCGATACGGTTTACAGCGTGCGCATACTGGCCGGCACCAACACCACCAATGCAAAGACGCACACCGCCACGTTTGAGGCCGTTCAGGTGGAAACCGCCGTGCGGGTATCCGATTACATCCCGCCGCTGACCGCGACGGACTGGGAGGCCCGCGTGGGCATCGGCAACCTGCGCTCCATCACGGGCACGCTGATCGATACGCAGTCCAACGCCATCACCGTCACCCCCGAGATCGACACCACAAACAATGGCATCCGGCGCATGGAGGTGGATGGAAAGCTACGCCTCACCGGCACATCCACCGCCGCGCGCTGGCTCGCCGTGTTTAACGGCGCGAACGCCGCGCGCACACCCGCCGCAGATTTCATCCGCACCGTCCCCGCCGGACAGTATACCGTGGGCATATCCTGCGATGGTGTTGGCAGCGTGGACATCATCAGCGCGACTTATACCAGCTTCTCAGAGCCGATCGACATGGCAGACGGCGACTTCGTCAACCTGGTCGACCCGGCCATGATCGGCGTATACATCCCCATCGGCGTCTACTTCGGCGATTACGACCCGGACACCAACCCCGGCGGCACGTACACGGACATCGTTGTGGAGATGCACCGCGTTATACCTGTCGTCAACAGCAATCCCTATGCAAAGCAGACGCTCAAGCGCCCCGGCCAGCTCAGCGCATCCGGATTCGCGCATCAGGGCTTTCCCGACATCGCGTGGTGCAACGGCAACCGCGTGGTGGTATCCTGCGTTTCGGCGTCGCACTACACGCCCGATGATCCTGACGAATGGGGCGGGCTGGAGATCGATACCATCTCCCCCGGCGGTGATGTGACCTACATCAAGACGCTGACGGCGGCGGACATCCCCGGCCTCCAAGGCGAGCTGCGCGACTGCTATATCTACACGACGCGCTACGGCCTGCTGATGTGTGGCTGGACGACTTACTATGAGGGCGGCTCCGCTGAGCACGACAGCTTCCTCGCGCTGCTGTCCGCGCGGAATTTCAACATCATCGACAGCATCGTCAATCCCGTCACGCCCACCGTCGGCGAGACGCAGGTGACGGTCTCCTTCACCGGCAAGCCGTTGCTGACCCCGAGCGGCCACATCATCGCCTCCGGCTATCGCGCGGGCAAAATCTGGGTCGTGCGCTCGAACGACGTTTTCGACGGCACGAACCTGAGCGACATGAGGTACACCGCCACGCGCATCATCGATAACGAGGAATCGTCCGACGGCAATGAGAGCAGCCTGGGCTACAACAACAGCACGCTCTACCTGCTGGCGCGCAACTCCACGTCGCGCCTTGCCTCCTGCCTGTACCGCACCGACAATCTGGAGGGCACGGACGGATGGGAAGCGCTGTATGAATACGACCGCAGCGTGGACGGCATCGATACCGTCATTCATTCGCCGCGCCTGCTGACGCACACCAATACGCCCTACCTGATTTTCGCCGGAGCCAATTACCGCAGCAGCAGCAAACGCAACGCGGTGCTGGGCTACATCGACCTGTCCGGCACGCCGGAGGATAGAAAGCTGCCAGTGCTGGCGATCCTCGATTCGACGCTCCACTATGGCGGCTATACCGGCATCACGTCGTTCAGCGGCGAGGAGTTCGACGTCTCCTATTATCAGGAGGGCGCGGACACGACCGCCGCGACGGCGCTGGGCTCCGGCCTCTATTACCGGCGCGTGAGCACGCGCATGTTCTTCCCGTGGCTGTTTGAGTAAAGGAGGGATACCATGGCGAGAGTACCTATTTCGAGGTTTGTCAAGGAGCTGGAGGCCGCGTATCTGCGCGGCGACGGCTACATCATGGGCGCGTATGGCCAAAATCCGCGGACCGGCCAGATCGACATCGCCAGTCAGACGGTGAAGAGCAGCTGGAAGGAAAACGGATGGTATTACACCCAGTACAGTGGCGATCAGCGCCGGCAGGCGCTCAAGTGGCGCGCCAGCTGCACGCGCGTCTGGGATTGCAACGGCCTGGCGGAGGGCATCTATCAGATCGTCACCGGCGCGTGCATCGACAGCAAGGCGCGATACAATTATCAGCAGTGGTGTGATCCCAAGGGCAAGGGCATCATCCCGGCCAAGTACCGGCGGCCCGGCGCAGCGGTGTTCTGGGGCACCAGCGCGGCGAACATCCACCACGTGGGCTATCTGTATCAGCCGGTCGACCCGGGCAACCTGGCCGGCGACTGGTGGATCATCGAGGCGCGCGGCGTGATGTACGGCGTCGTGAAAACCAAGCTCTCCGGACGCAAGCCGGATTACTGGGGCATGATGACGAAGTATTACGATTACGGCGCGGACGACTGGCAGCCGGCGGAGCTGCACCTGGGCGACCGGCTGCTGAAAAACGGCTGCGAGGGCACCGACGTCGTGGAGCTGCAGACGAACCTGATCCGCCTGGACTACGACTGCGGGCGCTGGGGCGCGGACGGCGACTTCGGCGACGCCACCGAGATCGCCGTGCGGGGCTTCCAGCGGGACCACGACCTTGTGGTGGACGGAGAGTTCGGCCCGGCTTCCTGCGCGGCTCTGAGGGCCGCTCTGGCGGCGCTGGATAAGCCCACGGAACAGCCGCACTATGTGCAGATCGTGGGCGGCAATTGCTACATCCGCAATCATCCCAACACCGGCGGCGCGATTCGTGGTGTTGCCCACGAGGGCGCGAAATTGCCGTATACTGGGGAAACAAGCGAAAACGGCTGGCTTGAAGTGGTATACAAGGGTGACACCGGCTGGGTGTCCGGCAAATACGGGAGGCTGATCGAGGCATGAGCAACATTGTGACCGCAGCGTTCGGCGGCCTGCGTACCGCGAAAACGCGCCCGCTGTGGCAATGGGACTATGGGCAGGTTTTGCAGTTTGCAGGACTTGCCCTGCCGTCCACCTACACCGTGCACTTCGCGAATGAGCAGTACGCCAGCACGGCAAAAACTATGGTCGGCAATGCTGACGGCGTGGACATCCCGGACGAATACTTGATCACGGGCCTGCCGGTCTATGCGTGGGTGTACTTGCACACCGGCGCGGATGACGGCGAGACCGTGTACATGGTCACGATCCCGGTCAACGCGCGTCCGCAGCCCACCGAGGACGAACCGACGCCAGTGCAGCAGGGCGTGATTGACACGGCCATTGCCGCGCTGAATGCGGGTGTGGAGCGGGCAGAGACGGCGGCAGAGAACGCGGAGGATGCGTTTACCGCTGCCTATAGCGCCGCGCAGACTGTTGAAGCGGCGGTTACGGACATTGGCGACATCAAGCAGACTGTCGCGGACGTGGAACCGCTCTATCGCGTTGCGTCGCTCGATGCTACCGTGCTTGCGAAGGGCACGGCGATTGAAGCAAGCGGCATACCCGTCTACATCAGCGATGTGGCCGACTATCCGGCTTACAGTCTGACCGAAACGGGATGGTATGTGTTCGCGCGCATCACGGCACCGGGCGGCGTGACCGTCAGCCCCACGGCAACGGTTAACGGTGCGGCGGGTTACGTGTTTGACGGGGATCACGTTGACGTTGCCGTGCGCTTCGATGTCGCGGCGATGTCTCAGATCGTCACCGTCAACTGGGGCGCATCGACTGAGGTTTTTGCTTTCAAGGCGACCGACCTGGCCGTGCGCAACCTGGATTACCGGACGACGTTTTATATCTACGACATCGATCCTTTCGCGACGTGGACCTATGCGCTGACCACGGACACCACCTTCGCGGCGGGCAAGCAGTATTACACCAAGGATGGCGATGTGTACACCCTCGCGGAGGTTGAGGTGGGCGCGGCGGTGCCGGCGGACACCTATTACAAGCACACAAAGCTGCACCTGGAGGGCATGGCCAAGAACGTGACCTACAAGCTGGATACCATCGTGGACTGCCCGATCGAGATCGCGCTGCCCGTGGTGGAGGACGCCGGTTACGGCGCGTGGTTTGAGATCCAGATGCGCTATGACGGCTCCTACAGCTGCACGCTGCTGCCGCCGGAGGGCGTCAAGATCGGCACGGTGAACACGCAGAACCAGACCGCCGGCGTGAACGTGATCGATCTCCAATACACCGGCGTGGGCGGCGTGGCCATGTGGAGCCTGCTCAACACGCACAGCAATATTCCGGCATAGGAGGCGATCGCACGTGGATGAGCTGAAATGGAAGTACGAAAAGCTGGACGAACATGGCCGCATCGAGTACGCGCCGGCGAACGATCCGGACGGCAAGATCACCGGCCGGCATGTGTTCAACTTAAAAGCCTGGTTCGACGAAAATCCGGAGGAGCGCATCCGGCTGGGCTGGACCAAACACATCATTCATCCGACCAAGGACATCGAGTACAACCGCGCCACGCAATATCTTGTCAACGCGCCCAGGCGCCTCGACGCATACACCATCGAGGACGACTGGAAGATCATGAACATGAGCGAGGAGCAGATGCGCCTGGCGGAGCTGCGCGGCGTCGGCCTCGACGACTGGGACGCTGATTATGACATCGTGTTCAGGTAAGGAGGACTATCATGATGGAGCTGAATACCATGGCGGCCATCCAGACCGAAAAGCAGCGGGAGACCGGCGCGCAGCTGCCGCTCGATCCAGAGGGCCGGGCGCTGGCCGAGGACAAGCGCAAGACCTTCGACCTGCCGACCAATGCGGTGAAGGTCGACCCGCTGCGCTAGGAGGTGACGCGCTTGTATGACATCGATCTTGTGACCACGGACCGCGGCACCTGCTGCGCGCCGGCGTGCCTCAATATGCTGCTGAAATACTATGGCCATGACGCGCCGCTCGATCAGCTGATCGAGGAGTGCGGCGTGGGCGTGGCCGGCTGCGGCGCGAACGACGTGCTGCGCGTGGGCCGCGCCCACGGCCTGGAGCCCTTCGCCGCCTGGCGCATGGACGCCGCGACGGTGATGCGCACCGATCGCCCGGCCATTATCTGGTGGAATTACAATCACTTTGTGGTGTTCGCCGGGCTGAACGAGGCCGGCGAGCCCGTGATCTGCAATCCGCAGCGCGGCATGTACCCCATCGACGCGGGGACGTTCGCCGCGCGGTATACCGGCGTCGCGCTGTGCGCGGGCCAGCCGAACGACATCATGCCCGCCGACTACTTCGGCGAGGATGAGCCCGAACCCGACTATTTCGAGCATTGAGGAGGCAAAATCATGAATTACATCATCATCGAGGCACAGACCAGCAACGGAACCACCGCCGTCGTCACCCCCGCCGTCTATGCCGACGCCGTCGAGGCCGAGGCGGTATTTCTCGAAAAGTGCGCCTACGCCCGGCGCAGTGGCCTGGACGCGCATAGCGTCGCGCTGCTGGATGAGGACGGCAAGGTGCACGCGCGCAAGAGCTTCAGGGCGTAAAGATCAGGATAGGAGGCGGTACCGTTGAACGAGGAACAGTATGCCAAGATCCTCGCCGACCTGGCGGCGAACCAGAAGGAGCATGAATCCTACAACCGCCGCCTGAAGGAGCACGATGAGAAGCTGGAGCGCCAGGCGGAGATCCTCATCGTGCTGGAGCGCCTGACCCAGACGGTCAAGGGGCTCACCGACCGCATGGGCGAGATCAACACGTCGTTCAAAGCCCTGGACTCTCGCCTCGAAGACATCGAAAAGGAACCCGGGGATAATTGGAAGCGGATCACCTTCGAGGTGCTCAAGTGGGCCGTGATCGGCATCCTTGCCTTCGCCGCTGGCGCAGCATTCTCAACCTTGAAAGGAGCATAACCCTATGAAGAAGACATTCGCAGTAGCACTTCTGATCCTGATGGCCTTCGTGGTCATCTTCCCGGTCTTCGCCAGCGCGGAGACCTACGATGTCCCCATCCCCGCCGAGCTGGCGCAGCCCGGCCCCACGGAGGCGCTGATGGGGGAGGTTACGCCGGACCCTTCGCCCAGCCCCTGGACGTGGGGCTATCTCGCCACCATCGCCGGAGCCACCGCAGCCACCCTCCTGATTACACAGTATTTGAAAGTGCCGCTTGACAAGGTCTGGAAGATCCCGACCAGACTGTTCGTTTACTTGCTCGCGCTTGCCATTATGGTGGTAGCCACCGCGTACACATCCGGAATCACGCCGAACAGTTTCCTGCTTTCCGTATTGAACGCCTTTATCGTCGCACTCGCCGCCTATGGTTCTTACGAACTCACTTTCGCCAGGGCGGACCGCGCTTGATATGAGAAGCCGATCATTTTCGCGGCATTACGAAAATGATCGACCAATAGAAAAACATGAAGCACAACAGACCGGGCGCACCAGCGACCCGGCCTGTTTTCATTTTTGGCACAAAACAGCTCCGAGCGCATGCCCGGAGCTGCCGTCCTACTTAGCTTGTCTCTTTTTCTTCCCTTTCTTCGGATTGGCGGGCTCTTCGTAATAAAGCCTCTTCACCGGTTCACCCTTTTCATTGAACTCGATGCGAGGAGGACTGTTCGGAACGTAAACGAGAATTTCCGTCAACTCGCACCCGAACAAGTCACAGAGCACATCGAGCTTGTCAAGGGTAATTTTTCCAGTTTCTTCACCGTTCCACCAGTCGCCGATATCGTTGGGGCGGAAATCGGTAAAGCGAGCAACCTGCGATCTTGTCCATTTCTTCTCACCCATAAGAACGGACAGTTGTAGAATAAGCATGACAATCGCTCCTTTTGTGACCCATTATACCAAATAATGACAATCTCCGTGGGGGATTGATAATTTCTATCATCTGGTGTTAGTTAAGATTTCTGGCACAAAAGGAGGGGGCCTGCCCAGCGTGCGCCAAGGCAACAGCCCCCTGTACATTACAGCTCTTCGAAATAGAAGGATAGCAAGAACACCCGCCCTCGATTTCTGAGGGTAGGTGTTCTTATAAGAATGTTTTGGTACACCAAATCAGGGCTTATAAGAACACTTTCACCCTCGGCCGCACCAAGCTCCTCGGAGGCAATATCCTCCGGCAGCGTGATGTCGAAGCCTTCCCCTTCCTCGTTATAATCGAAGACGAGGTGGAGATGATCGTCGAAGAGATACACCGCGCGGAGGAACTGCTTGATCAGTTTCTTCTGGTACGATTTATCTTCGACGTCGCCCTCCTTAAATCCTTCAAGCCAGCAGACAACATTTTCACGGGAGAACGTTGGAATCATCCGGCGCTCCGCTTGGATCTGGCCGTTGATCTCCCGCTTCTCCGCCTCCAGCTCCTCCAGGCGTGCCTTCGTGCTTTCGGTGATGATTCCCTGCTCGATGGCGCGCATGATGTTCCCGAGGGCGATGCCGTTCGCGCGCAGCTTCTCTTCAAGGAAGCCGAGGTCCGATTCACTCTCCAGCCGCTGCTTCACCCGCATGAACGTATCCGCCAGCCAGCTGATGTTCTCATCGGTGAGGACCACGTCCCGGATGGCCACGGTCACCAGGCGCTCGATCTTCTCTTTCCGAACCGGCTTCTTATCGCAGGTGTGCGCGACGGCCTGATTGTTGCATCGGTAATAGTAATACATGGACCCGAGCTTGCTCGTCCCGCTGGTGCCGACCATGGCCGTCCGGCAATGGCCGCAGAACAGCTTGCCCGTCAACAGATAATCCACATTGTCACGCCGTCGGCGCGACTTGACCAATGTTTTCATAGTCTCCACCCTCTCCTGGGCCTTCACAAACAGATCCCGGCTGACGATGGCGGGCACGCCGCCCTCCACGCGCGTATCGCCGTAGATGTACACGCCGGTATAGCGCTCGTTGTTCAGAATGTTGTGAAACGAATTCTTTCCCCAGCTGCCGCCCGTCTTCGTCGTGATGCCGCGTGCGTTGAGGTCGGCGGCGATGGAAGCTTGAATCTCCCCGCGCGCGATCCGGTCGAAGATTTCTCGGATAATTGCGGCCTTCTCTTCATCGATGGCGAAGCGCCCGTCGGCAGCTCGCCGATAGCCCATGGGAATGGACCCGTTGACCTTGCATTGCTTCGCGTTGTCCATCAGCCCGCGATAGATGTCCTCCGCCATATTTTCAGAATGGAACTGATTCACATTCATCATCGTCCGGAGGGAGAATCGCCCGGCGGCGGTATCGTCGAAGTCCTCTTCGACGTAGAGGCAATGCACGCCACAGTCGGCGAGCTTCGCGTCGTTGAGCATCGCCTCCAGCATGTTCCGTCCCATGCGGCTGCTCTTCCAGGCGATGACGCAGGCGAACTTGCCCTTCTGCGCGTCCTTCATCATGCGTTGGAAATCTGGCCGCTTATCGGACCGGCCAGACATCGCGCGGTCAGAGTAGGTTTCGAGGATCGTCAGCCCCTTCGCCTTCGCGTACCGCTGGCAGGCGTCCACCTGCTGCTCGATAGAGGCGTCATTCTGCGCCGATGAAGAATACCGCGCGTAGATGACCGCCGTCTGCCCGGCCAGCTTCTGCTTATTTCGTTTTGCCATTATATCGCTCCTTGAAAACCCACCGGCGATATGCTATAATGGCATAGCAAAGCCGATGATTGATTGGCTCGTCGGTATTGCGCTCGCTCCGCCCTGGTTGCCGCCGGGACGGAGTTTTTTTTATTGGCGGAGATACTGGCCAATGTTGTCTTTGAATTTCCCGTTCAGAATCTTGATCAGATCGGCAATCCACCCGATCATCACGAAATTCATGGTCAGCAGCGCCAGGATGCCACGTCCATACCTGCCGACATAGAAGTAATGGAATCCCACAACACCAAAGAAAAGACAGATGATGAAAGCCGTTTTCCTGCTTTTATCCGACGTGATCGAAACGTAATTCGGCATCGAATACCACCCTTTCTATCGCCACGCGCTATTATCTATCAAAGTCATATTTGTGTAGAAATGATTTGCTACAATATCCCATGCCTCCGGAGAGTAACTTAATAAGAAACAGAGGTTATTTCCCATGGAGACAATCAAGGAACTTCGTATGCTCATCACAGAATTGGTCAACCGAATCGAAGACGAAAAGCTGTTGCGCCGGATCTACGCCTTCGTGAACCGCCTGTTCACCCGGCATTGACCGTCGGTCAGCATCATCCCCAGGAAGGGCAATCGGACGTTGTTACGATAGCCCTTCCTTTTTTATACGGTCGATCATGTCACGGAACTTAATCCACTCCTCATCCGGCAGCTTGGCGAATGCCTTCATGATGGAAATCGCCAGCGGCGACTCTCCAGCCATGACGCGCTCCACCATGGCATCGGTGTCCTCCTCTTCCAGCATATCTCCAAGCCCTTCGGTAAGCCAGAGATAGTTGACGTGATAGGTGGAACAGATCAACTTGAGGACGGATTCAGAAGGAACAACCCTGTCGGTTTCAAACTTCGAGATGGCGGCGTTCTGAACGCCGAGCAATTTCCCGAGCGCCTCCTGGGTCACGTTGAACTGCTTGCGGACCTCTTTGATCCGCTTCCCGATGGAACTCATTCTCTCACCTCCATGCAAATAGTATATCACAAAATAAAATGTCCTGCAAGACAATTTTTAGGGAAATTTGGCTTGACAATTATCCTATAAGATAGTATAATATATCCTGTAAGACAGAGAAACACCCGAGCGACCCAAGAAAGGAGCAGCCCCATGATCAACCTCAGAAAAACCGCCGAGTACACCGAGAACACCCTGGCGCGCTACCGCCTGCCCAACACCACTACCATGGAAAACCTGGCCATGCAGGTGACCGCCGGAGAAGGCGCGGTCCTACGCTACTTCGACCGCGTGGTCGTAACCGACCGCGTCTATGGCGGCTTCATCGCCGGTTTCTACGAATTCGTCGACGGCGAGGATGAGGGCTTCTCCGAGATCGAGCGCCGACTGAACCTGGTCCAGATGGGCGAAGCCATCTACGAAGACGGCGGACGCGCCATCGCCTGGGCCATGGGGCTGAACTGAAAGGAGGCACCGACCATGATGACACTCCAGCAGGCCATCGCCTATGGAAAGCGGATCGGCGTGAAGTACTACGTCAAGAACGAGCACGGCTGCATCATCGCCGGAGACCAGACGCTGGAAGGCGCTAAGCGCCGGATGCAGCAGAAGAACCGCGAAGGCGGCTTCGGCACCCTTCACATTGAAAAGGTAAAGGAGGCGTAACCCCATGAAGTACGAAAAGCCCATTCTCAAGCGCGAAGTCATAAAGGTCTTTGAGAACGAGTGCAACCTCGACAACTACGAGCTGGTGGCCCTGGTGGACGCCTTCGAGGACCTCCGACTCCTCAGGGAAGAGTCCGACCCGGCCACCCTCCGGACCGGCCACGCGATGCTCTACGGCACGGTGAACTTCCTCGCCGCTGCCCAGCACATTACCGAAGCCCAGTGCGGCGCGCTCCTGCTCATCGCCGATAAGATCATCAGCTGAGACGCACCGAGCGCCATCGTGAAAGGAGGTGATGAAACCCATGGGCCAGACCCGCCAGATCAAGAAGCTGGACGAGCTGATGGACGGCGCGCTCACCGAGCGCTTCAACTACGAGATGGAGCGCGTGCTGCAGAATGTGTTTGACTTGAACACCAACCCCCGCGCCAAGCGCCAGATCCAGATCGTGATTGACATCGCGCCGAACGAGCGCCGCGACGCTGCGGAATTCAAGGTGGATGTCAAGAGCAAGCTCGCCCCGCCGATGGCCGTCGCGCAGACGGTCATGATCTACCAGGACGATGACGGCAACGTCACCGCGACGGAGATCAGCAACCAGGTCCCCGGCCAGATCGACATGGACGGCCAGGTGACCATCCCCAAGGTCGTTCACTTCGACACCGTGAACGGCAACTAAGCATCAACGGAGGTACACACAATGGCAAGCAAGTATGACAGCCCCATCTTCGCCAACCCCGAGACGGCGCGCGCCGAGATCGAATACCTGGTGAGCGTCGGCGCGGAAAAACGCAAAGCTGAAGAGACGCCCACCGTGCTGGAGATCGACGGCCACAGCTACACCGCCTATCGCGGCCAGCTGACCCGCGTCCGGCCCGTCAAGCCCGAACCCGAAGAGAAGCCGGATGTCTTCGAAGCATTTTCCCTGTCCGGCCTGGTGGACTTCATCCGGACCGATGTCGACGGCATCTTCCAGGATCCGGCCATCCGGCACACGGTCCGCGTGATCGACCCCAAGCACGTCGAGGTCCTCACCCCGTTGCACGGCTTCTACAAGGAGCGCAACCTCATCGCCCGCTGCGCGGCGCTGACCCCGAAGATCTCCTTCGGCACCTTCCTGGGCGTCGATGAATTCCAGATCATGGTCCAGGCGATGTTCGCCGACAGCACCAACCGCGCGCTGGTCCTCCAGCTCTCCGGCAGTCTCCGGAAGGAACAGTCCACGCAGACAGCTGACGATGGCGTCAGCCAGAAGGTCACCATCAATCGGGGCGTAGCCACGGCGGATGATGTGATCGTCAAGAATCCCGTCACCCTCAAGCCCCTGCGGACTTTCTACGAGGTCGAACAGCCCGACTCCCCGTTCATCCTCCGCTTCAATGAAGAGGCGCAGGCGGCGCTCTTCGAGGGCGACGGCGGCGCGTGGCAGCTCAAAGCGGTCGAAAACGTCCGCGCCTGGCTGGCCGAGAAGCTCGCCGGATGCAACGTGGAGGTCATCGCGTAAAGCCCGGACCAGCATCCGATCAAACCCGCCTCCATCCCGTGAAGGCTCGCGGGATGGAGATGAAGACAAGGAGGTAACGACCATGTGTAAAGAGGAGCGCTGCGACGTCATGGAGGCTTTCAAGGATCTCCCCGACGATAAGAAGCAGTTCATGCTCGGCTATGCGGCAGGCGTCAGCGCCAGCACCAAGCCCGCCGAGCAGCCCGCGAAGCCCGAAGACAAGGCGAGCTGACCGCAGCCCAATCCCGCGATGAAGGAGGTGAACACCGTGGCCCGCACAGCAACCCTCACCACACAACAGGCAACCCTCCACGTCAGGCGGCAGCTCGCCGGGAAAAGGCCCCGCATCAATCTCAACAAGCTGTCGGAAAGCGATGCGCTCGACCTCTGTCGGGGCATCTTCCAGGGAATGACCGAATTCTTCGCCACGCCGGAGGGCCAAGCCTACTTCGAAGCGTGGAAAGAGAAAAAGCGCCTCCAGCAGCTGGAAGCGCAGGAAGGAGCCGTCCATGAGTAATGAAATGGCGGCTCGGCAGGTGCCACTGCCGGAGCCGCGAGAGAAGGAATCCAGTAACCCAGCTGTATTCCCTGTGACCATTCTATCAAAAATCCCGTCGGACGTCAAGATGATGGCGGAATTTAAAGAGCGCCACATCCCCGACATGGACCAGGTAGAGGTGGTCCGGACCATCTATCCCGGCTTTGACGGGACGCTGCTCTCCAAGTGCCGGAACTACCGGAAATACGGCGTCAGAATCCGGACCGACGCGCTGAACGCCCTCGCGGAACACTTCCGCGTCACAGAGGCTGACGCCCCGCGCAGGCCAGCGCGGAAGAAGGCGAACAGAGTGCAATGCCGCCTCTCGAACGAGCTGTTCAAGCTCTTGCAAAGGCGCATAGCGCAAACCGGGCAGACCGCCCAAGATTACCTGGAATCGGTAATCATCGCCGATCTCCAGGCGCACGCAAAGGAGCTGAGAACATGATCCGATTTCTCGACATGATCGGCCTCGTGCGGATGACCAACCGAGATCTGATCATGGAGGAGCTTGACAACATGGACCCGGAGCGCTTCGCCACCCTGCTCGGCCTGCTGAACATCGAGAAGGTCAGCGCGGACGCCCACGGCGTCGCCAGCATCGGCGAATGGCTGAACCGGCCCGCGACGCTCGAAACCATTTTGACTTGAAAGGAGAGCATGATGGAAAACGACTTCAATCCCATCAAGGCCGCGATGGCCCAGGAACGCTACTGCGAAGAACGGGAAGGCCCGATGTTCGCCCCTCACAACGGCATCTGCCCGCGCTGCGGCAGGAATATCTACCTGCCCACCAACGGCTCCAAAGGCGCTGTACACGGCATCACCGTGGAGAAGGCCGGGAGCCAGCTGATCACCGGATGCCCCCATTGCAACTACAGCTTCGTGGAATAGGAGGTCACCATGGCAACCCTGTACGAATTGACCGGCGTCTATGCCGGATTGATGGCGCAGCTGGAAGAGGCGGAAACAGAAGAGGAAGCCGCCGCCATCTATGCCGCGATGGACGGTCTCGAGATGGATATCACCGTCAAGGCCGAAGCCTATGCCAAGGTAATGAAGAACAAGCTCGCCGACGCGGAAATGTACTTGAAGGAATCTGCCCGACTGAAAGAGCTGGCCGACGCCGCGAAGGCCCGGGCGGAGAAGCTCAAAGAGAGCATCCGCCTCGCCATGGTCCAGGTCGGCACCACGGAGATCCGCACCGACATCGGCGTATGGAAGACCCGGCTGAACAATCCCAGCTGTGAAGTCATCGACATCCGTGCCGTGCCGGAGGCTTACCGGAAGCCCATCGAGCCGCCGGAGATTCCCTACACCGTGGATAAGAAGAAGGCCAACGCCGACTTCATGCTCACCGGCGAGATCATTCCCGGACTGAACATCGAACGGAAAATCGGAATCTCCTTCAAATGAGCACGCTGAAGCTGGTCGGGCAGCTCCGCCCCGGCGGGAAAATGATCCACGGTAATACGACGGCCATGGTGCTGGAGATATACGGCGAACACCTCGCCGAGCTGGAAGCGCTGGCCGGGAAGTCGCTGACCATCGCCCTGTCCGACAAAAAGCCCAAGCGTAGCATCAACGCGAACAACCTATGCTGGGAGCTGTGCACACAGATCGGCAAAGCCATGACGCCGCCGGTACCAAAGGAAGACATATACCGGAGCGCCATCCGCGATGTCGGCGAATATACCCAGCTCATGATCCAGGAGGACGCCTTCGAAGCCTTCCAGGAAGCATGGAGCGCGAAGGGCACCGGCTGGTTCGCGGAGCACATCGACGATGCGCCGCTGCGCGGTCATATCCTGATTTTCGCCTACAGCGGCAGCAGCACCTACGACACCAGGGCAATGAGCAAGCTCATCGACTATCTGGTGGACCAGGCCGAGCAGATGGAACTGCCCATCGCTTATGACCTGTTGGACATCAACCGCATCAAGGAGGCGTGGGCGCGTGAACGTGACCTGTAACTACTGTGGAAAGCCCGCGCACTATGTGGACAGCGCCATCGTTTACAACGGCAGGTCCTATGGGATGATCTACTTCTGCCCGGACTGCGACGCCTACGTCGGTGTACACAAGGGCACCGACCGACCCAAGGGAAGCCTGGCCAATTCGGAGTTGAGAGGCTGGCGCAGAGGCGCTCATGAGGCTTTTGATCAGCTGTGGCGCGGCAACCGCCACGTCACCCGGAAGAAGGCTTACAAGTGGCTGTCCAAACAGATGCGCCTCCCAGAGGACCTCACGCACATCGGCATGTTCGATGTGGACCAATGCAAAGAAGTCATTCGACTGTGTAAGGAGCGTAGATACCATGAAAAACCGCAATCGTCACCAGAATAACCGCCGTCCCAATGATGCCCACCAGGGTGACCGGCAGCTCGTCCCGAAGCTCATCGGCGCTCAGATCATCCACATCCCGGATGAAGAGCCTGCCACCGTCCAGATTTCCCTGGAGGAATACCACGAGCTGACCGTCATGGCCGCTACCCTGGCCATCGTCGTGAACGTGGTCAAGAACGCGAAGTACAACTGCACCGACACCCTCCGCCAGATTCTGGACCTCGAGGAGGAGCCTGAGAAGGAGGATGCTTAATGGCGCTCTGCATCGCAATCATGGGCGAATCCGGATCCGGCAAGACCACGTCCATGCGGAATCTCCCGCCGGAAAAGACGCTCTATATCGACGCTGACGGCAAGGGCCTCCAATGGCGCGGATGGCGCAAAGCCTTCAACCGCGAAGCCTGCAACTACATCAACACCAGCGACAAGCAGCAGGTGATCGACCTTCTGGAAATGGTGGAGCACAAGTATAAGTCGAAGTGGACGCAGAACGAGCAGGGCCAATGGACCAAGCAGTATTTTCCGGATAAGCCCGTCTTCGAGAACGTGGAGTACGTCGTGATCGACACCATCAACGGCATTATGGTCGATGATGAGATGGCCCGGATGAAGGAAAAAGGCTACGACAAATGGGTAGACCTCGCCGCCGCTGTGTATGGCATCATCGTCTACGCCCTCAAGATGCGTCCGGAGCTGACCGTCATCTTCACCGCCCACACGCAGACGGAGCGCGACGATGTGACCGGCGAGGTATTCACCCGGCTCAAAACCAACGGGCGCAAGCTGGAGAAGATCGCCCTTGAAAGCAAATTCTCCAATGTCCTGCGCGCCAGGTGCATCAACGGCGAGTTCGTCTTCGAGACGCGCGCCAACAGCTCGACCGCCAAAACTTCCATGGGCGCGTTTGAAACGGAAACCATTCCCAACGACATCATGGAAGTCATCAGCAGATTGGAGGATTACAGATGATCAATCTCCCGCGCGATTTTGCCACCGCCCGAGGCTATGACGGCAGCTCTTATCCGGCTCTGACGCCCGGCGGGCACATCTGCAGGATCCGGAACGTGGTCCCCGGCAACGGCAACTACGGCGAGCAGATCACCGTCACCTACGACATCGTGGAAGAGGGCGAATTCAACGGCTACTTCCAGAAGATCTTCGATTACCGTTCCAAGCAGAATCCCGGCGGAAACGCCAACTGGCCCGGCGTCAAGTGGTTCAACATCTACAACGACAACGGCGACACCGACGGCTTTTTCAAGGGCTTCATTGAGGCGGTAGAAGCGAGCAATCCCGGCTACAAGTTCACCGGCGATGAGCGCGGCCTCCAGGGCAAGCTGGTCGGCTTCAACTTCCGCGAAGAAGAATACATGCCCAGGAACAGCAATACCGGCGAGATCAAGACTACCGTCCGCCCCTTCTACGCCGTCAGCGTGGCGAAGGTCCGGGAAGGCATCATACCTCCCGCGAAAAAGCTCTACAACGGCGGCAGCTCCGGCGGCTACCAGCGGCCCGCCGCCCAGCCTGGATACTCATATCCTCAGAGCGCGCCTCCGGCTCCCGGACCTGCCAGCGCGCCCGGCTACAGCCAGGACGATGACGATGATCTCCCCTTCTAACGAGGTGAGAAAATGCCGAATCGGATGATAAAAGACAGCATTAACGAAAGCCGTGGCCTTACAAGCTGCTCGTTACTTGCGCAGGATCTGTACAAACGCCTGATTACCTATGCGGATGATTATGGTCGATTCAACGCAGACCCACAGGTAATGCTTGCCAGACTTTATCCACGTGAGCTTGCCGTAATCACTTTGAATGATCTGATGGACGGCTTGGTAGAACTGGCCGGAGAGGGCAAGATACGTTTCTATACTGCCGAAGCACGAAAAGAAGTCTATGGCGCATTTCCAAACTGGGAGAATCACCAGAGACTTCGCAACAGCAAAAAGAAACTGCCCGATCCGGCGGATACAACAGTCAACGATCTGTACCTGCGTCGCTTTATCCCGATGGACATGAAGATAGCCATCATAGAACGGGACGGATTCAAGTGCCAGATATGCGGGAAACACCTGTGGACCGAAAAAGATGCCGGGCGGTTTGCGAAACTGGGCGCTGGATTATTCCACATCGACCACGAGGTGCCCGCACAGCAAGGCGGAAGGGCAACCATGGAGAACCTCCGATTGACATGCCCAACATGCAACCTTTCCAGAAAAAAAGCGTTCTCATTCGCTGAAATTCTGGAATTCGCCGCAGCTCGCCGCGATTCGCCGCAACTTGCCGCGAATCGCGGCCAGAATCCAATCCAATCCGAAACCGAATCCGAAACCGAAACCAAGGAGGATGAAGAAGACGCGCGCCCGCCTGTGGACGAGATCGACATGAATTCGCCGTGGTACCGCTTCGTCAGGGAATATCACCAGAACATCGGCGATTTCCCGGCAAGCGCCTACGAAATCGAGCTACTCCAGAGCAACTTCGAGATTCTCGGCCCGGAGGTCATGTCCGAGGCAATCAGGGTAACGGCGCTCAAGCACGCCTCCAACCCACACAGATTCATGCAATCGGTGTGCGCGGACTGGATCGAAAAGGACGTTCACACCATAGAGCGCGCCAGGGCGGTAACGATGGACCACGAACGCCAGCAGAAAGGAGGAGCCTATGCTGTCAATCGGAGAGGCGCTGATGAACAGCCTCGGAGGGTCGGTTGCGAAACAATACTTTGAGACGGCGGCAAAGAAGGTCGAAGGGCTGACGCCGCGTGAGATGGCCCAGCGCCGTATCGACGCGCTGAACCGCGAGCATGACTACCAGGATAAAACCGAGTATGATTGCAAACTCTGCGACAATCGCGGCTGGACCGCGCAGCTCAGCGAGCGAAACGGGTATTTTTACGAACAATGTCCCGAATGCAGGTGCATGGGCATCCGGCGTTCCATCTGGCGCATGAAACAATCCGGTCTCGAAAAGACCATCCGTGAAAAGACCTTCGACCGGTTCACGGCCACGGAGCCGTGGCAGCGAACCATGCTCGATCTCGCCAGGCGATATGTCTCCGAGGGCATCGGCGCAGGCTACTGGTTTTTTGCCGGAGGGCAACCCGGCAGCGGAAAAACCCACCTTTGCACGGCCATCGCACGCCAGATCCTGTACGACCGCCCATTGTATTACATGGTGTGGGACACGGAGAGCAAGCGTCTCAAGGCCATCGTGAACGAGGTCGAGGATTACGCCAGGGAGATGGATAAGCTCAAGAGCATCGAGGTCCTGTACATCGACGATCTCTTCAAGCCCGTGCCGGACGAAAAGACCGGCGGAAAGAAGCTCCCCACTGGCCCCGACGTGAAGCTCGCCTTCGAAATCATCAACTACCGGTCGATCAACAAACTGCCGACCATCGTCTCCAGCGAATGGTTCATGAACGAGCTGGCGGACATCGACGAAGCGACAGCCTCGCGCATCGCAGAATTCGCCGGACCTTACCAGCTCACCATTGGCAGGGACAGGGCCAAGAATCACCGATTCTCAAATCAGACCGTGCTATAGGAGATGGCGTCATGCACATCGTCGAGAGAATCATGTGGGCGCTGGTGCGCCTGCTCGGAAACACATTCACCGCCGTCGGCCTCGTCGGACTTCTGCTCCTCGCGGGCAAGGGGCTGATGTGGCTCACGGACAGGATCATCGATGAGGAGGAAATGAACCATGGCTGAAATCAAGGCAAAGGACTTCGACGGCTACTATGGCACGCGCGATGATTACGCCAACGGCCAGGAGCTGATGATCACCATCACCCTCGCGGAATACCGCGAACTGGTGAGCTTCAAGGCCAAGCATGAGAATGAGAACTCCAAGCTGCGCCTGGAGGGCTATGAGAAGGACAAGAAGATCGCCGACCTCGAGAAGAAGGTCGAAACCCTCACAGAGGTGATCAACTTGCGGGAGGTCAAGGAAGAATGATCTCCACGCCAACCGAAGCACAGGAACAGCGCGACCTCTTCCGATGGGCAGCGTATGAATCCGGAATGTACCCGGAGCTGTGCCTGATGTATCACATTCCGAACGAAGGCAAGCGGTCCACGACCACTGGCGCTCGGATGCGGCTGGAGGGCATGAAGAAGGGAGTCCCAGATATCTGCCTGCCGGTCGCGCGCGGAGGCTTCCACGCCCTGTACATCGAGATGAAACGCACGAAGGGCGGCAGAGTTTCAGAGGATCAGCAGCTGTGGCTGGCTCGCTTATCCCGTGCCGGAAACAAGGCCGTCGTGTGCAAAGGGTGGGAAGCGGCAAAGAACGAGATTATAGCATATTTGAGATTGCCCGAGTAGGCTCGGGGAGAGAAAGGATGGTAACCCATGGCCATGATTTCCGAAGTTGTCAACATCACGCCAGAGATGGCCGCTGAGTGGCTCGAACACAATATGGCGAATAACCGCCCTCTCAACACGCGCACTGTAAACAAGTACGCGCGCATCATGAGGGGGGGTGGATGGAACCTCACGCACCAGGGCATCGCGTTCGATGAGAAGGGCACGCTGGTCGATGGCCAGCACCGCTTGAAGGCTATCGTCACCGCGAACATGCCGGTCCGGATGATGGTCACGCGTGGCGTGGAACACAAAGAAGGCGAAGCCTTTTCCGTGGACGTAGGCATGCGCCGGACCACGAACAACATCATGCAGATGTCTGGCATCACAGACAGCGTCTACCGCGACATGAGCAGCATCGTCAGCGCTTACTTCCGCTGGAAGCGCCCCGGCGCGTATCGTCCCGAGCCTGTGGAGATCATGGATTACATCGACCGCCACTATACCGACATCGCGGAGCTTCGGGACATCATGTCCGCTGGGGAAAGCGGCGGGAAGGGCAAGCATCGCATCACCGCCTTCGTCGGCGCTGCGCTCCTCTCGGCCATGTATCGTGGAGTAGACAAGCGCGCGCTCCAGGCATTCTGCAATGTCTATCGGCTGAACGACATCAACGGCTGCAGCGATTACAATCCCAAGCACGCGCTGAACATCCGTGACTTCGTTCGCAGCAACCGCGATTCCTCCAACAACTTTTCCCGAGTCGAATGTGCCATCTGCGCCTTCGTGAAAAACAAAGCCACCTACCAGGTGCGCGACAACACCTATCCCTATAACGCCGAATTCGACGGCTGAGCCGCGACCGGGAGGCCATCATGACTGTGCAGGACTTCATGCTTCAGCTCAAGCGGCAACGCCCAAACCTTACCCGGCAGCAGTACCTGACCATCAAGGGACAGGCTGTTAGCGGGAACGTCGAAGCGGCGGCAGCTGGCCTGCGGCGGATCCGGCAATCGAAAACCGGAAAGCCCACCACGAGGAGGTAACGACCGTTGAAAGTAATCAATCCCTCATTCACCATCGAGCCTCGAGATGAACAGCGCGGCGGCATGGCAATCATCGAACGCGCAGGCAGGATCTGCTACAAATCCGAGGACAAGGTCACCGACAACAGCGCGGAAGCGTTCGTTACCGGCCTTATCCGCCGCAGCCACCTGGCGATGCTCGAGCATGGAGATTACATCTTCTACTGCGATGATTACCACATTCTGGACAATGTCGCCGATGCGCTCCGCTTCATCCGGTACACCACCGGCAAAGCTCCAATGCTCAAAATGACCTTTGTGAATCGCCGCCCGATCATTTCCGGCAACGTCAGAGCCTGGCGCGAGCTGCTGATGAGCAACAGCACCGCCGCCCTTTACTTCACCGGCAAGATCGACCGCGCCTACACGGCGGACATCCTTTGCGACGCCGAGATCATCGATGATCCGCGCATCCGCCAGATACGGTACGCAGATCTCGCCGATGGCGTTGAGCAGCAGGCGCATTACAGGATGAGCGTTCGGTTTATCGTCGACCGAGGCGTCTCCCATGAGTTTGTGCGGCATCGCGTCATGTCATTCGCGCAGGAATCGACCCGGTATTGCAACTACAGCCAAGATCGCTTCGACAACGAAGTCACCGTAATCGCCCCATGCTACCTTCTACCCGGCACAGAGCCATACACCACATGGGAGAACGCTTGCAAGGATGCCGAGAAGCATTATTTTGAAATGCTCGACCTCGGCTTGCAGGCCCAGGAAGCCCGCGCGGTATTGCCGCACAGCGTGAAGACAGAGCTGATGATGACTGGCACCCTCGCCCATTGGCAGCACTTCTTTGATCTTCGTGCCCGGCAGCTCACTGGCAAAGCGCATCCTCAGGCGGTCGAGGTGGCCTTCCCCCTGTACAAACAGGTAGCCGCGCTTTATCCGGCGGCGATCTGCTGATGGAATCGGTGATGCGTTATGGGCTACAGGATATACATCGCCGAGGGCCGCACCCGCTTCTATCTGTTATCTGTATGACTGGATTGTGTGCGATGATACGGAGAATCCTCAATTCACCACGAAGCACGACTATGCGATGACGTTCATCTCGTTCGCGCAGGCCGTAGAATACCGGCGGCGCATGGTCGAGATGGGCTATGCACCCCACATCGAATAACAACGGACCGTGCCGGGAGACCCGGACGGATAAAGGAGAATCGCTACATGAGCGTTATAGGAGGCATCCTGCTCTTCGTCGCCGGAATGTTGACCGGCGGAGGCGCGGTGATTTTCAACCGGCGATGCGTTCAGCGTGAGACTGAGCCGCTGCGCGCCGAGAACAACAAGCTGTGGAACATCCACAATGAGGATGAAGCGACGCGACGCGCGGACTACGCCTATCGGAAAGGATATTCGGCAGGCAGGAAAAACCCGATCAGCGACGTTGAACGCCTGGCCGACACCATCGAACGACACAACATCGACTTTCGAACCAACCGAAGGGAGTGAATCCGTATGGAAAAGAAAAAGAAGGGCGTTCTGGAGGGCATCGAATCCGTTGTGGAGGAGATCGTTCAGAAGCTGGCCATGGCCCTGCGCAACCTGCTCTGGCAGCGCAAACCCATCAATCTCTACCGCGTGACGGAGCGAATGCTTCGAGCCTATCCAAAGTACAGGATATGGGAATATCACCCGGAGGAGTACGGATTCTTCCCCGTCGAGAAGTCCAAAGACATCAGCATCGCCCCGCCGCCCGGCAGCGGCGTTCGCGATCATGTCGAGATCACCGATGAGTTTATCAATGCCCGGAAAGCCTCCTTCGAGCGTACCATGGCGCGGTATTACGATATTAAGACCATCGTCGAGCTGTTCCAGGACCAGCCGGAGTTCATTGTGATACGCCTCTATTACTTCAATGAGGATATCAACGGAAACGACCGTGGCCCGGACGCAAAGCGCCTCACATGGGAGGAAATCGCCGATGAGCTGGAAGCTGCTGGAATTCACAGGTCGGTCTCCGCCCTCCGGATCTGGCGCTCCAGATTGGTCCAGGAGATGACCGTCATGCTCTTCGGCGTCGACGGCGCGCTGTCCCTCGAATCCACCAGTTACAACCGAGAAGAGAAAAACGACCGACATCCCGATAAGGAGAGCGAGAATCATGATGATCAATAAAGCCAATCGCGGCAAGTTTATCCTGCGCGTGAACGGCAGGCACGCCCAGTATTACCAGGAATCCGGTACGCACGATGAAGGTGAAGGCGAATCGAAGCCGCGCGCCATCACGACGGCATTTCTGAAAAACGCCCGCCGGTTCGAAACCTTTAAGCGCGCTGACGCCATGCGGCAGCAACTCCATAATCAGTATGGCATCAAAGCGGAGATCGTCAATATTTCCGGCTTGGAAGGGCGGCGTCGACATGACTGACGAAGCGAGGAAAGAAATGCTGGTTGAGGTGCTGGAAAGTGAAATCCACGACACCGGATCCGCTTATGCGTGCGTCAAGAAATCCCTGCTTCAAGCCGTAGTTGCGGAGCTGACGGCCAAGGTAAACGGCGACACCAGCGATGGCTATCACACCTTCAATGAGCTGTACCATCATCGCGCAGTCCTCTTCAGCGTCATCTGCAATACCTACAGAGACCGCGCGTGGAAATCACTCCAGCATCACGATCCCTCGCAGCCGATGTACAACGGCATGTTTATCGTCGGAATCGAAACGCCGGAGGGTCAGGCGACCTATCACTATGACATCGATCCCTATTGGGATATGTTCGACGTGCGCGTTCTGGACCGCGCTCCGGAATGGGATGGACATACGCCGGATGAAGCCATCCGCCGTATTGGCACTATCACACCGGATCTGGTCCGCCCTCGCGCTTCTGATGAGGAGATGAAAGTAGAGCGAGAGAGTAGAGGTGCCAATGTTTAGCGAAGTATGGGACAGAGTTATTCAAACATTCAAAGACATGGTTGAACAGCTCGACGATCTTGCTCACCGGTTCGATAGCATGCTTAACGAAGAATCGGAGATATGGAAGCTCCACAGATGTCGAATTTGCGGTCGAACGTTTTACACCTCGATAGAGGCGCAAAAATGTGCAGAGCGTCATCGTGAGAGGAACGCCAGATCGTCATTTCACAGCCGGAACAAGAAGCCTGTGAAGTATTGCGGCAAGCATATCGCACCTCGGAATCGCGAGTCCGCGATGCGCAGCACAGAATTAAGAAGGGAGTTTTCAAAAGGTGGAAAATAAAATGCAGAAGTTCAAGGAAGGGCAGCTGATCATCTATGTCAATGGCGACAGCTACGAGATCGGCAAGATCAAGCGGATCGTCAGCGACGGCGCGTTTGTGTACTACTCCAGCGGCGAGACAGCCGCGAAGACCCCGTTCGATCTGATGCACCCTCTGGTTAATGAGTACTGCATCGGTGAGACCAGCCTGGGCGGATGCATGAATTAGGAGGGCACAAGATGGCAGAAAAGCCGATTCTCTTCAACACGGAAATGGTTAAGGCAATCCTGGACGGCAGGAAGACGCAGACACGCCGTGTTTGCAAAGGGCAACCCCAGGATGGTGTTACCAATCCGGAAACGATGGGCTATAAGCCCCCGTACAAACCCGGCGATACCCTTTGGGTGCGTGAGACGTTCTGCGGATACTACTTGCCAGCGCCAGAAAGCTGGCCGGAAGGTCATATGCACTATGAATACAAAGCATCCAATCCGAACGGAAACAAGCGACCGACAGGGCCAGAATACGATGACGATTGGGAAACCCGGTCATGGAGACCTTCTATCCACATGCCGAAGAAAGCCGCACGGCTATTCTTGCGAGTGAAGAACGTGCGATGCGAGCGGTTGCGAGACATCACGGCTAAGGACGCTTTCAACGAAGGCACCGGCAGACTGTTTCTTGAAGACATTGCCTATGGCGACAAGGATTATGAGTGCGACCTTGACGATGAATACGGTATGGCACGGGAACAGTTCGCATGGCTGTGGGAGAGCACTTTGAGGAAGGACGCCCTGGAACGCTTTGGATGGTGGGCCAATCCATGGGTATGGGTGATCGAGTTCGAACGCCTGGACGGGAAACCGGCTGGCCTATGGGCAGACCGGGACGCGGCAAAGTACGCCGATCAGGATGTGCTGATGCCGGCGACGTGAAAGGAGATACCATGGGAAAAATAACCAGAGTTATCTGCGATGCCTGCGGCACCGATGTGTGGGGCTTGAAGTATTTCACACTTTCCATTCGGAAGGTTATCCATGGCAAGCAGACATTGAACCAGGCCATCTATCTTTGCCCCAAGTGCTTTCGGGAAACGAAGCTCGCGCTTCTGCTGGCAGATGTGACTGATGAGGATAACGGCAATGAAAAAGCGGACAAGTGACAACAAGAAGCCCCGTGTGAATCGTAAAGCCATCAAGCGCTGTCCATATTGCGATAGCTACTTCGCCCCGCCGGTAGTGATATGGCGCAGCGTCACGGCGCGCTGGTGGGAGCCTCGATACAACCTCGAGTGCCAGCTTTGCTACTGGAACAGCGCGAAGGCTTATACGCCGCGCGGAGCCATTCGTAAATGGAATCGGGACAGAGAGCGCGCCAGACTCAAAGCCTGACGGGGGTGTGGTTATGAGAATCCTTGTAGCGTGCGAGGAATCCCAGGCGGTCACGAAAGAACTCCGCCGCCTGGGACACGAGGCGTACAGCTGCGACCTGCAATCTTGCGGGGGGGGGTATCCCTCATGGCATCTGAAGGTCGACGCGCTCGAGCTTCTCAAAATGAAATGGGATATGATCATAGCCCATCCGCCATGCACCTATCTGACAACCGCAGGAGCGATCCGGCTCTACAGCAAGGACCACGCCATAGCGGATGAAGAGCGATACGAGAAGGGATTGGAAGCTGCCCGATTCTTCATGGCCTTCTACAACGCGGATTGCCCGCGCATCGCCGTCGAGAATCCGGTACCCATGAAATGCTTCAACCTCCCACCGTATTCGCAGATCATCGAGCCGTTCATGTTCGGAGATCCATGGCGCAAGCGCACGTGCCTGTGGTTGAAGGGCCTTCCGCCGTTGATTCCCACCGTCTCACCCGTCGAACCGATGGGCTTATGGGTTGGCAGCACGAGCAAGCGGAGAGATCCCACAATTGCAGAGAGATACATACTCCATTCCAACAGGGACCAGAAAAGGCGCAGCAAGACTTTCCCCGGCATCGCCCGCGCGATGGCTGAACAATGGGCAGGACCAGCAGAACCAGAGGAGGCGTAAGATTTGAAACCCATCTATGAACCAAAGGGACCGGCAAAGGAATATGGCGATTATGCCATCAACATCTATACCGGATGTCCGCATCGCTGTTTTTATTGTTTCGCCCCGCAGGTACTCCACCGCGACCGCGAGGCTTTCCACAACAACGTCCAGCCGCGTGAAGGCATCGTTGAGGCGACCAGGAAGCAGCTCGAGAAAGAGAAGATCACCGGGAAGCTGATCCATCTGTGCTTCACCTGCGATCCGTACCCGACCGGCTACGATTCCACGCCGACCAGAGAGATCATTCAGCTGCTGAAGGAGCATGGAAACCACGTCCAGATCCTGACCAAGGGCGATGGGAAGCGGGACTTCGACCTGCTGGACGGAGAAGACTGGTACGGCGTCACAATTGACGGCGCTGGCGACCGACGTGAGACCTTCCGCGTGCTGGACCTTTTTTCTGCACATGAACGAGGCATCAAAACGTGGGTGTCCTTTGAACCCGTCATCGATGCGCGTAAAGTGCTGACTACCATGAGCGTTGTCGATTTTGCGGATAAGGTGAAGATCGGCAAACTGAACTATCATCGTTCGGATATCGACTGGGCGCAATTTGGCCACCAGGCGGAAGAGAAGTGCAAAGCGCTGGGCTTGAACTATTACATCAAGGACAGCCTACGGGCAGAGATGGAAAAGGCGGGAAGCTCCCATGTTGAGTGAAATCCGCCCTTGCATCGTCGGCGGCAACAAAGCGCTCTTCCATGGATTCGTGAGCATCGAAAGGCCAGTCGGACCGGACTGGAAAGGCGCTCCGGCGGGGATTTTGAAAATCCCTGCCGCTATCGTTGAGACGATAGACGGCCAGGTGGAACTGGCGCACCCGACCGCCGTCCGCTTCACCGATTCCGATGAGATGTTCGCCAGATACAGAAAGGACGTTCACAATGACGTATGATGAGTTTTTACAGGGCAAGATCGACATTGCCGAGGAAACCGGCTTTGAGGTCCAAGCCTCCGAAGTGAATCCTGCTCTGCTCCCACACCAGCGCGACGCGGTCATGTGGGCCATCAAGGGCGGACGCCGCGCGCTCTTTGAGAGCTTCGGTCTCGGCAAGACCATCCAGCAGCTTGAATGGGCGCGCCTCATCCACGATCACACCGGCGGGCGGATCCTGATCATTCTTCCGCTGGGCGTCAAGCAGGAATTCCAGCTCGACGCCGTGCGCGTGCTGAAATGGGAATCTCCTCCGCCGTATGTGAGAACGGATGAAGAGGCGAGCGCGTCCGACGCGGCCATTCTGCTGACCAATTATGAGCGCGTGCGTGATGGGGACATTACCCCAGGGCAGTTTACAGCGGTCTCGCTGGACGAAGCCTCCTGCCTGCGTTCCTATGGTTCCAAGACGTACCAGGAGTTCATCAAACTGCTGAAGGGCGTCTCCTACAAGCTGGTTTGCACGGCGACGCCTTCCCCCAACCGGTATAAGGAGCTGATTCACTATGCCGGATACCTGGAGATCATGGACACCGGCCAGGCGCTGACGCGCTTTTTCCAGCGCGACAGCACGAAGGCGAATAACCTGACCCTCTATCCGCATAGGGAGCGCGATTTCTGGCTGTGGATGAGTTCGTGGGCGCTCTTCATCTCGAAGCCCTCCGACCTCGGATACGATGATACCGGCTATGACCTGCCGGAGATGGAGGTCCGCTGGCATTGTCTCTCCGTAGACAATTCGACCGCCGGTACCGATAAGCACGGCCAGGTGAAGATGCTGCGCGACGCCGCTTTTTCTTTGCAGGATGCGGCCAAGGAAAAGCGCGACAGCATCGATGATCGAGTGTCGAAAATGCTGGAAATCGTCGGTTCAGATCCTGAGGCGCATTTCATCCTCTGGCATGACCTCGAGGCGGAACGCCATGCCATCAAGCGCGCCATTCCGGAGGCTGTGGAGGTCTACGGCTCACAGGATTACGATGAGCGCGAGCGCCGCGTGATTGACTTCTCAGATGGGAAGATTCGCCTGCTTGCCACAAAGAAGGCGATCTCCGGTCAGGGCTGCAACTTTCAGCGGCATTGCCATCGCGCCATCTTTCTCGGGATCGACTACGAATTCAATGATTTCATCCAGGCCATCCACCGCATCTACCGCTTTTTGCAGACCGAGCAGGTGATCATCGACATCATCTATACGGAATCGGAGGCAGAGATCAAGAAGGCGCTGCTCCACAAGTGGAAGCAGCACGATGAGATGGTCCAGAAGATGATCGACATCGTCCGTGAATACGGATTGCAGAACAAGCGCCGCTTCGACGATATGAGGCGCACGATAGGAGTTGAGCGCGTGGAAGTCACCGGCATTCACTACAAGGCCGTCAATAACGATTGCGTCGATGAGCTGTCCAAGATGGACAGCGACAGCGTCGATGAAATCATCACCTCTATTCCCTTTGGCAACCATTATGAGTACACCCCAAGCTACAACGACTTCGGCCACAACCCGGACACGGAGAAGTTCTTCGAGCAGATGGACTACCTGACGCCCAACCTGCTTCGCGTCCTCAAGCCTGGCCGCGTATACTGCTGCCACGTCAAGGACAGGATCCTCTTCGGCAATGCCACCGGCACCGGTATGCCGACGGTCGAACCCTTCCACGCACTGACCATTGAGCATTGTATGAAGCACGGCTTTCAATTCATGGGCATGATCACAGTCGTGACCGACGTCGTGCGGGAAAACAATCAGACCTACAGGCTCGGCTGGACCGAGTGCTGCAAGGACGGCTCCAAGATGGGCGTCGGATGTCCGGAATACATCCTGCTCTTCCGCAAGCTCCCCACGGACACATCGAAGGCATACGCCGATGAGCCTGTCACCCATACGAAAGCGGATTACACCCGCGCGCAATGGCAGATCGACGCGCACGCCTTCTGGCGCTCCTCCGGCGACCGCCTGGTGACGAAGGAAGAGCTGGCCAGCATCCCCACGGCGCAGATGGAAAAGGTCTATCGCCAGTACAGCCGCAACAGCGTCTACTCCTACGCCGATCATGTCGCCCTGGCGAAGCAGATGGATTCGGAGAATCGCCTGCCCGCCACCTTTATGGTCGTTGCGCCCGGCAGCTGGACCGATGCCGTATGGGACGATATCAACAGGATGCGAACCTACAACACCACCCAATCACAGCGACGGAAGCAGCTCCACGTCTGCCCCCTCCAGATCGACATCGTCGACCGACTGATCGAACGCTACAGCAACCCCGGCGACACGATCCTGGACCCCTTCGGCGGCATCATGACCGTACCCACGGAAGCGGTCAAGCATGGGCGCTTCGGCATCGGCGTCGAGTTGAACGCCGACTACTTCCGCGACGGCGTCGGCTACCTCCAGAGCGCGGATGTCCAGCAGGGAATGCCAACGCTGTTCGACTTCATCAACGGGGACGCGGGTTGACCGCGTCTCCATGGGAGGGCACGTACATGGATGATTTCAGAACGATCAGGATCCGCGCGCGACAGAAGCTCTCCGAGACGGGCATGAACGTCGGAGAATTCGCCGTCGCGCACAACATTCCCATGGGCACAGCCTATGCCTTTTTCTGTAAAGATCAGCGGCCTGGCCTCATGGCCACGGGAATGATGGCGGAGGCGCCCGGCGTCTCCATGGACTGGCTTTGCGGCATCCGGCTCGGGGAGGTGGACCATGGAAAATAAACGCACCTGTGACACTTGCAAATGGCTCTAAGATGAGTTTACAGCCGTGTGCTGTAACGGGGACAGCGACCATCGCGCCGATTTTATGAACGGCGACGATACCTGTGAGCATTGGGAGGGAAAACCGGATGCATAACATACAGCAGATTCTTGATGGCTTGAAGTGCTTCACGAACAATCAGCATCATTGCCTCGAATGCCCGTTTAATCCTCACCCAGGCATGCTGTGGCCCTATGGCTGCATCAAGGGACAGAGCGACATCATCGATGAAGCGGAAGCGCTGATACAGGCGATGCGGTTTGACCTCGGTAAGACTAAGAGTTGCAAGACGTGCAAATACAGCGATGATTCCATGTGCACCACGGAGGATGTCCCGAGGTCCGCGCACAATCGCTGGGCCGCGTGCATGGCAAGCCTCAAACTTCAATGGGAATGGCGCGGCATGAGCGAAAAAGCAATCGCCGAGCGGGAATGGGAGGCGAAGTACCTGGACCATAGCGCAGAAAAGAAGATCGAATAATGAACATGATGATGGAAGAATTATGCGACGCGCAGAGGGAGGCAACGCCGTGGGAAGGATAACGGAATTGTTGTTTGAGATCTTGAAAGAACTCAAAATTGCCAACAGGCATTTGGAGGAATTGACCAGCAAACAGTTTCGAGCGAGACGAAACCCCATGATGAAGGAGTGACATCGATGGAGAGCATGACGAGAAACATCATCAGCTATGGTTTCGGCAAGGCAAGGCGGTACTGTATACGCCATACTCCGATATCGAAAGCAGATTCATGGCGCTCGCGGGCACCTGCTTCGGCATTCGCAAAAGCATCGCCGGATTCTGGCTGATCAATTCCGAACATGGAATGCCGGAGAACATCGAAGCGGACGAAGCTGAACGGCTCGAATTCAACGGCGACATCTATATCTGGAGGGCGGACGGCGCGCGGAAAATGCTGGAACCGTGGCCAGATGAAGAGTGGGATGAATCATACTGTGAGGAATGCTGCTGCTAAGAGGAGGAAAACAAGTGAATTTCAAGTGCCAGGCATCAAAACTGATCGAGAGCCTTCAGATGGTCATACGGGCATTGCCCAGCAGGACCAGCAACCAGATTCTGGAGGGCATTCTGGTCGAAGCCAATCCGAACGAAGTAACCCTCACCTGCTCAGACGAGCGCATCACCATCATTACGCGCTTTGACTCCCAAGTCGATGAAACCGGTCGAGGCGTCGTGCCGGGCAAGCTGTTCAATGAGGTGGTCCGCCGTCTGTCGGAGGGCGACATCGACATCACCATGAACGAGCGCTTCGCGTTCACCGTGCGCGGATCCGGCTCGCGCACCAATATCTCCGGCCAGGACCCTGACCTCTATCCTGCCCTGCCGCGCATCGACAATGAACACGCCATCTCGCTGCCGCAGGACATGCTGAAGGACATGATACAGAAAACCGAATTCGCCATCGCCGTGGAGGATATGCGCGAAGTGCTGACCGGATGCCTGTTGGAGATCGAATCCGGCGACGTGGCCATGGTGGCGCTGGACGGCTTCCGCATGGCGATTCGCCGGGCAAAGACCTCCGACATGACGGAGACGTTCTCCGCCATTATCCCTGGGCGCGCCATTGGCGATATCGGCAAGCTGCTGTCTGATGATCCTGAGGCTTTCGTGGACCTCTCCTTCGGCGGAAACAAGGTGCACGTCCATCTGGAAAAGGCGGATATCTACGTCATCCTCATTGAAGGCGAGTATGTGAAATACCGCCAGATCATCCCTCAGAGCTTTGCTTCACATGTGGTGGTTGACCTGGAGCCGCTTCGCAAGGGCATTGACCGTGCGGCTCTCATCGCCCGCGAGGGCAACAACAACCTGCTGATTCTGAAGGTCGCAGGCAATGAGATGGCCATCGAAGCGCACAGCCAGATTGGCGACGTCTTCGAAAAGCTGGAGGTCCAGCAATTCGGCGCGGACATCACCATCGCCTTCAACGTCAAGTATCTGATCGACGTCGTTCGCTACATAAACGCCGACCAGGTGGAGATCAGCATGAACAGCCCCGTGACGCCGTGCATCATCGGCCCTGTGGGCGACAGGGACTACCTGCACATGGTGCTGCCGGTACGGACCGGAGCGTCGAACTGATGAAGTCGCCTGGCGGACCGCGCTCTGATCGACGGCCCGCCAGGCCATGAGAGGTGATCGAATTTGTTTGCAATCAGAAAAGACGGGCTGTGGCTGATGAATTACCAGTATAACGGAATTGAAGAATTCGTCGGTGACGGCACGTTTACATACATTCCGACCTATGCATATTCCAGCAACTACCACGACGCGAGATTGTTCGCGGACCAATACAAGGCACAGCAATTCGCAACGCTTCTTGGAGGCGAGGTCGTTCGCCTCAAGGCAAAGCCTATCACAGCGGAGGATTTGAGACATGAGAATTAAACTCGATCCCGGGGCGATCATGCCGACCCGCGCCCACACCAACGATGCCGGATTGGACATCTACGCGCTGAAGGGCGGCATTGTGCGCGCTCACGGATCCGCCGTGTTTCGTACCGGCGTGCATATCCAGCTTCCCCAGGGGACCATGGGCGACATGCGCTCCAAGTCTGGATTGATGTTCAATCACGAAATCACCTCCGACGGCACCGTGGACGAAGGCTACACCGGAGAGATCCGCGTGAAGCTGTTCAACCACGGCGGCGAGGACTACTCCGTCAAAGCAGGTGACAAGATCAGTCAGCTGGTGGTCGTGCCCATCATCCGGGCGATGCCGGAAAAGGTGGACTACCTGCCGGAGGATACTGAGCGCGGCAGCGCAGGCTTCGGCAGCACCGGGAGATGAGCGCGCCTCTGGACGTCCGCACCTGCCCTTATTGTGGAGGCAAGCACACCAGCATCCGCGATTCCAGAGTGAACGTGCATGACGGCTACCTCATCCGTTATCGATTGTGTGCACGCTGCAAGCAAACGTATCGCACCTACGAGATAAATGCGGACGAATGGAAGAAGGTCAATGAATTGCGATACGTCCTGCAATCCATCATAGAAAAATCCCAGGAGGCATTGAATCATGTCTGAAAGTATTATCCTTGAGATGACGCGCGAGCAGGCGTATGCCGTCATGGACGCGACGGAACTGCTCGCCAGGCTTCACATCGGTCAAACATTTTCGATCATCGAGAAGCTCGGCGACCTTGCGGCGAAAGACTACTGCGAGCGCCGGGACCGCGCGAAGGAAGCCTTCGACCTCGGCATCAAGATCCTGCTCGGCACGAACGTATACGGCTACCCCGACGTCTCAGTTAAGCCCATTGAGCACGAACGCGCCTGGGCCGTCTATGCCACCATTCGCCATGCGCTCGCATGGCATGATCACCCGGAGGGCAATCCGTGGAGCGTCGCCTTCGACGAGCCTCTCGGCTATGGTGAGAAAATGCCCAAGTGCGAGGTTAAGGACTTGACAGATTCGCCCCAAAATTGACAACTGGCCGTTTTTAGGCTTCAAAAACCCGATTTGACAAGGCGTGTTATAATTATAATGGATTTAAAATAATTCAAGATCATTCAAGGCACGGGCGTTACCTCAACGGAGGCAGCGCCCTTTTCTGCGTTCAGAATAAGCATGACAAATAAGTGGGAAAGGAGATCCATCGCGCCGCGCTTCACTCCTTGGCACGGCACCTCAAAACAGCCTCTCACCCCGGCTGCGTGATCAAAAAGGAGGACATTCCAATGTTCCGTCCCACGGAGCGCAGATACATCGAGGTCGAGATCAAAGACCTCAAGCCTTACGAGAAGAACCCTCGAAAGAACGATAAAGCCGTCGCCGCCGTTGAAGAGAGCTTTGAGCAATGCGGCTACATCTCCCCGATCATCGTCGATGAGAACCTCCTGGTCCTCGCGGGCGAGACCCGGCTGAAGGCGCTCAAGAAGCGCCATGTCAAGCGTGACAACGTCCTGCAGGTTATCGGTCTCACCGATGAGCAGAAAAAGAAGTACCGGCTTCTCGACAATAAGGTCGCCGAGATTGCCGATTGGGACATCGACCTGCTGGCCGAAGAGCTGGAGGGCCTGGACTTCGACGGCTTCGATTTCGGCTTCGATCAGCTGATGGAGCAATTCGCCGAAGACCCGGATCCGGAGGATGTCAAAGAGGATGACTACCGCGAACCGCTCCCCGAGGCACCCACGTCGGAACGCGGTCAGGTATACCAGCTGGGCCGACACCGCCTGATGTGCGGCGACAGCACCTCGCCAGAAGATGTCCGCTTCCTCATGGATGGACAGCTCGCCGACCTGCTGGTCACAGACCCGCCGTACAACGTCAACTATACCGGCGGCACCGCCGACAAGCTCACCATCCAGAATGACAACATGGAGGAAGCTGCTTTCCGGCGCTTCCTGCACGATGCTTTCCGCGCCGCAGACGCCGCCATGCGTCCCGGCGCTGCGTTTTATATCTGGCACTCCGACAGCGGGCGCTACAGCTTCCAGGGCGCTTGCAAGGACGTAGAATGGCAGGTCCGGCAATGCCTCATCTGGAATAAAAACGCTTTCGTCCTGGGACGTCAGGATTACCAATGGAAGCATGAGCCGTGCCTCTACGGATGGAAAGACGGCGCAGCGCATTACTTCATTGACGAGCGCGACCACGAAACGGTATTCGAAGACACCATAGACGTTGCGAAGCTCAAGAAAGATGAGATGCGTCAGCTTCTGGAACAGCTGCTCGCGGACAAGGTACCCACAACGGTCATAAACGCGGACAAGCCGCTCCACAACGACATCCACCCGACCATGAAGCCCATCGCCCTCATCGCGCAGCTCGTGGCCAACAGCAGTAAGCGCGATTGGAAAGTTCTGGACGTCTTCGGCGGTTCCGGAACAACGCTCATGGCGTGCGAACAGCTGCACCGCACGTGCTACACGATGGAGCTGGACCCTCGCTACGTGGACGCGATCATCGACAGATGGCAGCAGTTCACCGGCCAGCAGGCCATCCTGCTCAACGGATAACCATCCCCGCCCGGTACATCTACAGGCCGATCTCACGCGGCAGGCAGATGCGCCGGGCTTTTTATTGGAGACGGCCATGAAAAATGATAACACCCACAATCAAGCAGGACATGAGGAGCCGCTGTTCCGCATCGATCTCCCGGACACACTCGACTTCGAGCTGGACTTCGACATCGGAGACTTCCAGCTCGTCAGCCCCGGCGAGAGCATCGTGGACGATTCAGCGCCACAAGAGAATGTGCGCATCCTCAAGCCCAGGCTGGACGTGAAGACCGTCAGCCACAAGGTGCTTTTTGAGAGCGCTGAGAAATTCGCCAAACAGATTGACCTCAGAGAAAACGCCCGGACCTTTGCGTGGGTCTCGGGCAATTTCATTTTCGGGGACATCGTCGAAGCG